CCTATGCCTCTTACCTGTACTGTGCGCCCTTGCTTGTGCAGATCTAAATGCATCTCTCTCATTATGTTTAGTCACTAGATGCTTCCAATGACCAAACTGATCTTGCCATTCTATTTCAATCTTGGTGGCCATTTTTATACCTGAAAAATATTTTGAATTCGTTTAATATATAGCTCTCGATTTCGGTTCGTTGTAGGTTAGGGTAGTTAGCGGTTTTTAAGCCACCATCGCACATCACAACGCTTAACATAACATCACAAATCACTGCGAGATTCGCTGCTCTAACCTAGTGCATGATTACCTTGCTTATGCTTACATTAACATCATAACATAAAAAAAGGAGAGTGTCAACAACTCTCCTCTTGATTGTATTAGATAAGTGTAGCGGACTTGGTGTTAATCTTCCCCCTATTTGTGTTAGTTCTGATCCCTTTAGTTTGTGTTAACCAGAGTTCAGACTTGCGAGGGTTTCTAACAGGTAGTCTGACATATTTGATCTTTTGTTGTGTATCTAAGATCTCTAAGTCTAGACGAGTTAGGTTAGCAATGTCGATCATAATAAAGAAGAGGTTTGTGTTAGTTAGTGAGGACGAATCAGTCGACTAGATTGTTAATCTCATCTTGTGTAATTGTCTCACAGTTTGCTTCACCTACCCACTTATTAATATGACGACTAGTTGTTACACTGTACTTAACTTCTGTACGAAGGTAACCACGACTAGGAACGAATGCCGCAACTGGCGTACTATAAGAAAAGAAGACTTCTGTTCCATTGTTAACAGTAACTACGTTCTGATTAGAAGCGATTGGTGTTAGTTTCATTTAGAAATGATCCTTTGTTTAGTACTCTTTAATTATACAGCAAATCGCTGTCTAATGGGAGAACACTATGCCAGTTCCTTAACTGTCCTTTATTGCTTTACATAAGACTCAAAGTGTGTTACTATGCTTTATAAACCCTTACAGAGTTAAGTATACAGGAGTTTCGGAGGATTGTCAAGTAGTTTGTAACACTCAGATCCTTATGATTGGGTTTCGTGACATTATATGAACTTCCTTGACATTTCCGAGGATTCGTGATAGACTGCTGCCCAAGATCACTATAATTCGCTACCTTTATTCAACGTTAATCACGAAAGCAATATATCACACAAGTACGTTTATTTAACCTTTTATTTAATACACTAAAAACAACACTTTTTCCACAAAGTAATACAAATCTGTGGAAAACTATGTGTTAATTGTGTATAACTTGTGTAACTAATACTCCTATTCCGAGTATCACTGAAGCAAGGACAACTGCATCCATTCCTAGTAACATTGCCATCATACATTGTCCCTCTGAATGTAATTAATCTTCCCTATCAGTTGTTGTAACATAGAGTAGATATTACCACTCTCGGATACATTTAAATCATCATACTTTTGTAAGTTCTCTAACACTAACAGTTTTAACAAAGATAACTCTTCCTTAGAGAAAGTACCTCCCTTAAGTGTAGCATTCAATGAATTGATTGTCTCTTGCATAATAATAGTTACCTGTGGAAAAGTGTTGTGGAAAAGTTGTATATTACGTTAGTAATGTTCAACGGTATGTAATACTCAAATATCATAACTTAGTTCAAATTCTATCTCATACTCCTCGTATTCTACTTCACGAAAGTTATCATCAGGATCATACAATCTGTTAAAGAAAGTAACACTATCCTCTTGAACATGTTTAACGAAACGTGTTACAGAAGACGGTCTAATTGCATTGAGCAAAGTAATACTATTTCCTGTCATTCTTCCGTCCTCTGTTGTTACGTCTAGATGCAATTTGTCCGAGGTTTTCGACATAAACCTCTTTTACCTTTTCGTTATCTTTCAGTTGTAGCAATTCTTTCCAATTCCAGTTACTTGGTTGCACACAGTTCTTATCATTAACTGTGAAATCTAAAGTAACTCTATAACGTGTAACATGCGGTGTTTGAACGGACATGGAAGGGAGAAAATAGAAGAACTATTGTTATTATATAGGAGTGATATTGATATGTCAAGTATTATAACGAACTTGTGTTAATATCACTGGTTGGTTAATACTTATGGAGAACGATTGTGTCTTGTGAGTGTTAAAAAATCTGCGGCGTTCGTCTCGGAGAGACTCACACAATGAGAGACAAATAGAAGGAGATAATTATAAAGAATTACCATGAAAATGGGTTCTCCTCGTTATCACTTTGTTCAATCAAATTGCAATCCCAATCTAACAACTTCTCATCCATAATTAAACACTCATTAACAACGTCTGGGATCCATTTACGGGGGTGTTGATGACACTTAATGGTCAATGTTACCTCGTATTCCTTATACTCGGTAGAGGACGATTTGGTTGTACTCATTGTAAAGAATCCTCGAATCTTTGTCTTGCAATTGATTCACATTGTTCCTCATCATACTGTGGAAAGTATTCATCAAGAACTTCTTCGTAGATAGTTTCTAGGAGTGATTCGTGGTGTAAAACTGACATTTAGAGACCTCTCTGATTAACAAATTGATAGGGTGATTTAGTGTTATCGGTTATTATATAATCACCTGAATCGTTCTTCTCTATAATATCACTTCCAAGTGCGTAATCGTTAAGGATAACTTTATATTGAGTACGTCCATTAAGTGTAACAACCTTTAGGTTATTATCGGGAATTGGTTTGTTATTTAAGATTGATTTTGTTGGATAGTAATCAATAACGAGATTACCTGATTTGTCTTGTATTTGCATCACTTACTCCATGATAGATTGTATTTTTCAAGTATAATATCTCTTACATTTTCCCTGTCTAAACTATCACCATCACCCCACGTATAATGTGGAAAAGATGGATAACAACACATCTGTAAATATAACCAACTAACCGTCAATATCATTTCCTTTGTTATACCTTCAATAGGGTATAATCCATCGTCTGAGTTATAGAAACTCCAGACATATTCAATGAAATCAGGAAGATCATTCATGGTTAATGTGTTTAAATAAAGGACTAATTAGATAAGAAATACTCTTTAACATCTTCAGAAGGATTGATGAGTTGTTCATAAACTTCCTTAGACAATTGTGTAAAGTTCTTATCAGTTTGTGATTCTTTTTTGATTGTTACGGTGTAACGATCTTCACCACATTTGAAAGTTGCAGACATTTAGTAAGAAATAAAATGACTGTGGAATTCCTCCACTCTTTAATAATACATCATTTAGGGGACAAATGGGGAATATATAGACACTTAAATTAGTGTCACACAGTTTTACCATTTGGGGTCATTGTATGTTAGTAAGTGTTACTGTATTTGGCATGATTACTGACCTCTATGTGATAATGAACCTGCGTAATTAACTTTGTTAAGTAATTCCGTCTTGTAAATGTCTAATAGGTGAGATACATTTAGATCTTGCAATCCGTCCCACTCTTTAACATAATCCTCATTGTTAAAATCACCTGTATTATCTACAAATGATGGACAACTTCTGAATTCATATTCATCATCAACCCAGAAATGTCTTCCGAAAGTTTCACTTTGAAACATGATGATTGTCCTCCTTAATAGTTCTTTAGTGTTCTATGTGGTGGATACACATAGTTTCTGTTATTCTCAAATTGAATAACATGATTGTATGGGTGATTCTTATCACCTATCACCTCTACAGTTGCTGTTACTTTAGAGGGACGATTGTTGGAATTAGTTGTCATTTGGATTTGGGAATTGATTGAGGTGTGCTTCACTTAGTCCGTTAATCATTGACCATACCATTTCACCACTTAATTGATTCTCTCTGCAAATATATTCTACTGCGTCTTCTACAACTTCTTTAACTTCAAGTGCATCCTTTTGTAGATACTCAGGAATCTGATCTGACATGATTAAATGTTATAAAAGGACATAAAAAGAACCTACAATGAGTAGGTTCCTGACTTTGTTAGTTGATAAAGTGACTCAATCTTTGAATCAATTGAATTAACTCTATCTGACACACTACGACCCCCAAGTAACTCACTAGGGTGTGCATTTGGATCATCATAATTGATGTAATCCTCTAACGCACATGAGATGGTTTCCCACTCGTCATTAGTAAAAAATGATTTGATTGTTTCTCTCTGGTCGAAAGAATAATCTTGAACAGTTGTTTTCATTTGAATGAATCCTTTTGATGTACAAGTACATCATAACATAAAAAACCACCCTCATGGGGTGGTCTTGTGACAGTTATTCAAGTGGTTTAGTTGAACGCACGTTTGTAAGAATCTTTGACATAATTAACAGATTGAACAACAAATGGTTTAGAATTGTTGTAACCTTTAACGACATCTTTCCAGAGTTCTTGTGTTTCCCACTGGTGAATGTTCCATCTAATCTTTATATCGTCCTGATAATCTTTCAAAGAAAGATTAGGATTTGCAGGACGTACATTTGTCTCTACTTTGTTATCTTCCATAACAACTTTTGCAATTGTCTTATTTAGTTGAGGTGAAGGATTCATAGAGGTTGTTGTTACTTTACGGGTGCGTCTTTTACGAGGAGTTGTTGTTTTCTTCGTGGTAGTTGCACTTGGCATAAGTTACATTTAGTAGAGTGAATAAGTGTAGAGAGGTTCGATTTAAAGACGATTAATTAACGTCACCCTTGCCTCTACTCTTATATTATACATGATTTCAAAGGGAATACAACCAAAAATGGACACTTTGCGAACTGTACTACAGGAAGTCGGTTCTGTACTTAAATGATGGTAACTTATTGCATAAGGATTGCAATACTTCAGTATCACCATCCTGTAAAGATGTTACAAAGTTAGTAACAAGAATGTCCTCTAATAATTGGTACTCATCCTCATTTAAGTTGAGTGTAAAATAGTTCATGCTGATACTTCCATCCATTTAATAGGGTTTCCAGTTGTTAGTTTCCATAGGTAAATTGGGCAACCTTCGTTATCATTAGACCAAGCATATGCTGCAGTCTTTGCTTCATCAAAGGTGTCATATTCCCTATTATAAGTTTCATCATAGTTGAAACTAATTGTTAGTGACCATTTCATTATCGTACCTGATAAGTGATACTGTCATCTGCATCTGCAAGATAACCTAACTTTTTAATAATGGAAGATTGTTGTACTGAGTATAAATCTTCTCTTACATCATACGCACGTTTCTGTAATATATCAATGAGGAAATCACACTCCCTCGCTGTTAAGTTAATTGACCCTTTCATTGTTAATTAACCTCCATATAATGATTGAAGTAAGTATCACTTACATCTTCATTATTCTCTTCTAACTTCTTCCAAAATACATATGTATCCAGACCATTTCTATATTTTCTGTAAATATTACCATCACTAATAACATACTCAGAACCGATAGATGTCATCGTTGGATGATTATGAACATGTTCAATCATTGGTGTCATTCTTCTTTCCTCAATTCATCGTCAATTAAATCACTTATTATGTCATTATTATATGACCAATCTGAACCTGTAAAACGATCAATTACATTGTCTAATTGTTCATCAGTGAGAACAACTTCTTCACACTCAGCAACATTTAATACGTCTGCTTTTACATCAATAAATCTACACATAAAAGCATAATCGTTTGGACATTCAGATAACCATTGTTCAAGTGATTTGGTTGCAGTTTGCATTAGTTTTCCTCCGAAAGTTGTTCTAGTTTGAGTAAAATACTACCATATTCTTCATCTTCTTTCTTATCAAACTCTCTGTGATTCTGTTCTAATGACCATATAATAAGATCTACTTCTGATTTAGTGAATTTAGGGGTCAAAGTTACACTGTCAGGTGTAATAATAACCTTTGCATCTAACTCACTATTTGTAGCATTGGGATTGGCAATTCCATGATAAACTCCATCATCGGACTCCCAAAATCTCTTCCACTGTGTAGGATCGTTTGTTACATCTTTAATCATTGTTTATACCTCATCTCCTAAGATTGATCCTACTAATACTTCATATTCTTTCACTTCAGTATCACTTAGGCGATAAACATAGTCATCCAAAATTTGCTCTAATACAGACCTATCTTCCTTCACTACAAACATAAGATCATCAGTTAATTCTCTTCTACGTTGTAACTCTTCCTTTGATTTTGAAATGAAAGAAGTTTGCATTAGTCTCCTTTTGTTGGTACTTTTAAATTATACCATAAAAAAAGGGAGGTTTGAACCTCCCTTGTGACACTTATTTGACTGGTACGGGTGACAAGTAATCTCGTTCAAATTCCTCTACACTAACATCTGGGATGTCTTTAATCAATCCTACATTGTTATAAACATCGTAACATATCCAATCTCCATTATACCAAATGTAACCATATTCTGCACCACAATTATCACATCTTTCATAGAACTCTGTGATAGAATAATCTAACTCAGGAGGACTATCTTCGCTTCTCTCACTATAATATAAGGGACGAGGTTTCCCATCAATTTGTTTCAAATTCCAGTCACTATCTGTCAGGAGTGATGATATATCACCACCATCGATTAACTCACTAATTGAATCTTTGTCATTATATAAGTGTTCCAAAATAACACCATTGTACTGAGGATAACCATCCCAGTGACAATAAACAGAGACAATTCCTCCATTTAATTGTAATCCAATTCGTGATCTTGTACCCATGTTTGCTCCAATTAGTAAGTGAAAAAAGGAGGGGAAGTTCCTTAGTTATTTTACACAATCGTCATGTGTCTGCTTCTAAGTCAGACTAGATTGCAACCCCTATGTGTTACTCTATCTTATGAATTACCCTCCACATAAGCATCAATTGCGTCAAGAAGTTCTGCACCAGATTGTGCTTCTTCTAGTGAATATAGAAGGTCTTCTTGTGCTGTTTCAGGAGCGTTTTGCAAGGACATTGTAATAAAATAAGCAAGGTGAATTACCCAGTTTAAAGTCATATGATAGGACTAATTGGTCTATTTAATTATAGATTTGCAGGATCAGATTCCATGAGATTATTAACAGGTCTGAGTGCAATTCGTTCTGCAATTGCTACAACTAGATCCATTGACATCTCACCATCTAATTGACAAGTTCCGTCAGGTCTTTTGTTACCCAATTTGTCACAAATTGCGTCACCAATTACTTCCATCAAAAACTCATTTAGACGAGGAAAATCATCCTCTATGTATGCTATAACTTCTGGTACAAGTACATCAGCAAGTTGAGCAAGAGTAGATTCAGATAATGCCATTGATTGTTAATGAATGGGAGGTGGCGGGTGTTTCCTAACCAGTGTTGGATGTATAACCCCTGACCACTCTCTTATAATACACGAGTTTGAATGGTTTGGGGAGAAATATGGACACTAATCAAAGTGTCACATGATCTAACGTTTCCAATTCTGTCTTATAGTAAAGTTTGCATAAGAGAATTGTTTGCGATTAACTAACTTATAAGTTCCATACTTATTAGTCATAACATAACCTTCATGGGTGCATTTATCATCACCAATGTAACATTCAACCTCTTCATCTGTTCCAATTCCTGTCATCAATAAGAGTTTAATCTCTCTGATAAAATTATATAGATGGAAGAGATTTGCATGACATCCTGTCTCTTTTGCAAGATCATTTGGATTCAATTCTCTCTGTTCCCTGATGAACTTATTAACAATAGTCTTGATAACTTCACCTTCTTTCTTATCAGGGAACTTAACAAATCTGATTGCAGTTTGAGCAAGTCCAAGTAACAAATCAACAGTGAATGGTGTATAAACTATATTCGCATTTGTTGATAGAAACTTAACCTCTTCTGCCCTCGCATCTTTATAGTTAAACTCTGCAATCATTGACTGCAAAGTATTACCAACGTACTTAGTATGTGCAGCAAAAACTATATCTTCATCTACATTCTTATCAAACTTATAGGTAATTGTGTTGGGTGTGTATTCATTACCACCACCAAATCCTATGAAATCACCTTGATAAACTCCCTTAATCCTAGGTAGTTTCTCATAACATAGATGAAGGATTGATGCAACCGCAGGTGTATCCCCATGATTAACTTCAATGTCATAGTGTGTATAATTGACCTTAATCTTTACCTTATTAAATACACTCTTCGTTCCTACAAAAAACTTATTATTCTCTGGATTTATACCCCAAACAACAGCAGGAGCACCGTCATACTTTACTGACAGTTCGCTACTCTTCTCTCTAAGGAATTGGATGATAGTGTGAGCACCATCTCTACCCTTATTAAGGATTGAATCTTCAGGATGTTCGAGGTGTTTGTTTTTCATACTTATAGTATGACACAGAATCACCCAAAAATCAAGCGGTCTTGTGACACTTTGTCAAGTGTCTCACTTAACCTGTTGTGTTCCTTTTCTTTTGTTAGTCTGTACTTTCTTACTTCCCCGATCAAAACAATCTTGTAGTTCCTCAACTGCATCAACGTTTGCTTCATCTTTCTCTTCAGAATAGAAGAACAGTGCTTCACTCAAGAGGTTGTATTGTTGGTTGGTTAGTTTTAAATTAAGTTGGTACATTACTTCAATGGAATGTTAAATGCCATAATAGTTCTTCTCACCTCTGATTGATTATTTGGTGCCTCATGTAATAACATAGAAGGGAACATAAGTATATCTCCCTCCTCAACTTGAGGTGTTGCATCTGAATAAAATCCAGTCCAAGGATCAACATAAGGTGAGTAGAATTTAGCGCCTAAATGATAGTTTGGATCAAATTCAAGATACAAACAACATGACACATTTCCTACTCCATGATTATGAGCACCATGATAGTGCCCATTATCATAACTTTGTGACCATAATTGCCAAGGTGATTCTTTAGGAGTACATAGTAAATGTTTTCTCTCTTCTGAATCATAACCCATTGGAGGTGGAACTAATATATCACCTTGATTAAAGATGTCATTAAAATCATCTTTAAGGATGTCTATCCAGTCTTCAAAGTAACTAGGATTGCCCTTTTCAGTATAGAAATCAGTATGAACTGTATCTCCAGATTGTAACACACCATCATCAGAAAAGTCAAGTAGTGACAACAATTTGGGTTTCTTTTCCTCCCAATTTGTTATACTATACTTAAAAATGTTGATTTGAAATATAGGTGCAAGTGAAATTTGATTCATTTCTTTTTCCTCTGTATCCTATCTTTTTTTCTTAATGGTGTCTTTCTACCAGTCTTTAATTCTTTCTTCAACTGTCTAAGGTACTTCAAGTGTCGTTTGAGTGGATAAACCATAGACTCTAAATCTTTTTGAGTCCGTTTATCATCTCTATTCACATTACTCTATTTCCTCCCATATAATGTTACTTAGGTCATCAATCTTCCAGTCAGTAATATCATCCATAAAGAACCAATGAGGTTGTTGTTCCTCATCAACTGTCATTTCTGACAGTATTGCTTCAGCATCTTCTAGTCTCAATTCATTAACTAATTCTTCCATTCGCTGTGCATATTGTGTCTCCACATTGTTAATGCAATTGTCACGAATCTTGTCAATTTGTTTCATGTTACTGAATAAGTTTGGATGGACGTTGTTGTAATTTAAAGTAAGTTTCTTGCTTAGTGTAAGAAGAACCATTGTAATCACTGTTACCTACATTAACAAATACTGTCAATACTATTGCAATCATTGTTAATGAGGCAAACCAGATTACACTTGAATTGTTGTTATCCATTCACTCTACCTTCCAGTGTTCATTACCATTAACGGGAACCCAAAAATAGTATTCCCTTGTTAATGCTTTGAGGTTGATATATTTAATACCATCCTTAATCTGTTCATTTATGACAGTACATGTATGGAATTTATCCATCATGTTTGTAAAACGATCCTCTGCACTATTTGTTAGTGGAGTCACGCAAACTCGTTTGGTTTTAGTCTTAACTGTCATCAATGAACCTGACACTGTATATACATTAACACAGATTCAGTACAATGGAAATGTTATGTGACAGTTTCTTAACCGTCATTTTCTAACTTGACTTACTACTGGTTCTCCTTTATCAAAGATAGTATTAACGACAGTTTGTAACCTTCTCTCTGTACTTATACCAACGTTATTATACACTGGTACGAACATTTTACCAAATGGTTTCTTATAATTATCGAAATCACATGGTTTTAAGTTACCACTATCAATGTTCTTGATGTCCTCTTTATGTAGTCTAATTACACGACCTATAGTTTGGGTCATGGTAATATAGTCAAGGTTTCTCATAAGAATACATGCAGTTAATCCACTGACACTAATACCTTCAGAGAGAATTGAGTGGTGAAACATGATAAACTTCTTATCAGGATTTGCACCCCATTCATTCATAATCTTGAAGAACTTATCCCTAGAAACTTTAACTCCGTTGATGATTGCACCATACTTAGATGTTATCCACAGTACATTATATTTCAATGCGTGACATTTAAGTTGGAAGTCAGTTTGTGTGAGTAAGTTACTAATATCTCTAGTAGATTTCGCAGTAACTAACACTTTATCCATGTTATCTTGTGTCTTCAAGACATCAATTAACATCTGATTATCCCTGACATGAGTATCACCAATGTGGTCAGAATACTTCATTGATTTAACTTGAGGTGGTATAATATACCCCTCATTGATAAGTCTTGGTGCAGGAACTTGTACTATTTCTTTACCAAATATCGGTTCAAAGTTCATCCCTACTTTATTAGGAGTGAGGGAATGTTTAGGAGTTGCAGTAAAGAAGTAACAACGATTTGACTTCTCTGATAGAGTCTGAACTGGTTCAATAAAGTTTCTTTGAACACTGTTATGTGACTCATCAAAGTATATTGTATCAACATCAATGTATGACTCCACTATTCTCCTAAGAGAATGATATGTGGTAAAGATTAACTTATGTCCTCTAGTTCCTTTGTTCCAGAAATATATCTCTTCAACTTTTGTAGTAGATTGATGATTAGTCTCTCCACTATGTACATGCAAAACAGACACATTCTTGAGAACTTTCAAGAATTCAGTAGAAAGTTGTTCTGCAAGTAGGATGCGAGGTGCAACAACTACAATTGTTTTGTTACTCCCAGATCCCAAATTAAATAGGATACGTTCTGCATCCTTTATCATACATAGAGTCTTTCCACCACCAGTAGGGACTATGATTTGTCCCTTGTTAGTGTGTCGCATGACCTCTATGACTTCTTTTTGGTGTGTTCTAAGAGTCATTAAGTCTTTCGATCAATAGAATAATTATAAACTAAAAAACCCCCTAGTAGGGGGTTTGGGGGACAGTTCAGAGTTCGTCCATCATCTCAACCATTTCATCATGGTTGATAGTAGGATTGTCCCACTTAACCCCGTCGCCAGTGGTGGGCATTCCACCGTTCAACATACATCTGATGAACTTGACGTAAGGGGTCTCGTCTTCGGGACAAAACTTGACACATGCCTTAGCGGTGTTGTACAAAAACTCATCATTGCCAATCCAGAGAGAAGCGTTCCAAGTCTCGTAGTTTTCCCAACCGTTCATGGAGTCTCGTCGTATGTACCCCTGTATTATGGCATAAAAAACCCCCTTGTGGGGGGTTTATGTGACACTATCAGAACTGGTTGAGTAGTTTGAGTGTGTCTGCATCAAATTTCTCTCTCACACCCGATGTAGGTAACCAGTCCTCTTCATTTGATTCTGTTAATGTTTCCCATGAATCATCATTGTGAGGTAGGAACTCAAAATCTTCCATAATATACTTCAAAGAATATAGGTGAGGAGAAACAAAACTAAGGGAGTATTCACCGAGGTGACCACTGAATAGGGGGAATAAATCCTTGCCCTTGTTTGTTTCTCCATTATTAATATAACAGATGTTACCTAATAATGCAAGTGGGGTTGTGACACTTATCCAACTGGTGGTTCGCCTGGTTGTGCTGCTACCTGTCCTTCTAGATCAAACTTAGATGCAGCAGTATTTGATGCGTCAAGTTGATTGATTACTGCCCATGCTGCTTTAATATCTTCTTGTTGTTTGAATAAAGCAGAATTTAACAATCCTTCCAAAGATGATATTCTCTCATCCATATTACCAACAGTTTGTGATAATACCTTCACTTGTTTGCGAAGACTATCAATACCTTGTAATTTTGCGTCTAGATTTGCTTCAGGGGAAGCAAGTGTTTCGTATGCCATAACTAATCTTTAACTGATCTATTTATTGTGTAAGTTGTATGAATTTAGATGCGGATACTATTAACATAAAGGATAACATTGCCACTACATCATATGCTTTAGTTCTTACAAAGAATGGTATGCTTAATAAGCATGCTATTGCATGTAACATTGTACCATAAAATACATTTACATGCAATACAATAAAATAGGCAGATACGACCAAAACTGATCCTATCTGCCTACTAATCGTCACTGTTCTCATTATTAATTGCCAGGAGGTGGTGCGTACATTTCAACAAGTAACCAATCATACTTATCAACCTTTGATTTACATGAAGGACACTGAATTGAAGTCCAATCAAAATGATATATTTGATTTGTTACTTTACATATAGGGCAGGTAATTGGTTTCCCTTCTTTACCTGCCCTTGTGTGTTTTGTTACTTTCTGCATACAATCACCTTAAGTAGAGATAACCACCTGCCCAGTCACAATTGGCAAGCATTGAATCACGTTGTCTGATGATTCGCATGTCATATCTAACATGTTTCGCAGGTGATTTCCAAGAAGCAGGTTTATAAACTTCACCAGTCTCCTTATCAACAAAAGCATGAACACTTCCAACCCGACCATCATCAACCTGTACAATCTTATGATATTTCCTACCACTCTGGATGTGAAATTCCATATTAGATTCACCATCCTGTAACTTCTGGATTCTCTCCTCTAAGTATGGTGATGGTTCTCTTGAATTAGATCTCATTGCAGATCTTAATGAATAACCTCTATACTGTTCTTCAAGAGCAACACAGAGATCATTAGTCCATCTTAATACTCGTACTTTCATTTCTGCTTTAGCAGTGAGTGTGGATAATGATGTCATAAGTCATTTTCTTGATTACTTTATTAGTATAACCCATATTCTAGGGTTGTGACAATACTATGTGCCACTTAATCAATTGACACCTATCCACACCTTAAATCCCCACCACAACAGAAAAGGTACAATCACTGCCCATAAATGGTAAAAGAGTGTTATCAAAAGAGTACCAAGTATAATCCAACCTGTTTCTGAACTAACAATACTTGTAACAAAAGGTGTTACTACATTAGGTCTATTCTCTGGAATTACATGAACATCACTTGTACCATATCTTGCCCTTGCTTCACTTAACGCATCTTCTCTGTTAATACTTAAACTTTCAAAGGGAACATTTACCCTCCTATTAGTTTTAGTTGTTGTCCATAGTCTCCAGTTGAACATAATTCACTCCATATCAGGATGTAGGAAGATTTGATTGCTCTTTCTCTTCTCGTTAAGTTCTAATTTCTGTTCTTCTGTTAATGGTTGAACATTCCATCCATAATCCCATCCACATACTGTCTCAGGCATAATGTTCATTGCAACAGTTACCCGATCATTTCCTTGGTTAGTATTATAACCATGAAGTACATGCGATGGAAACAGAACTAAGTCGCCCTCCTTGCATTTCATTTCACCAACCTGATTATACATGGTCTTAGTCTCAAATGGCAAGGAAATGTTAGGAACTGTTGCAAACATCCCTCCAACTGATCCCATCGCCTCTCTACTTACAAAATAAGTGTTTGCATGAGTATCATTTAAATTCACATAATATACTCCAGTGATAACAGAATTAACATGAGTATGTGCTTCTTGTTTTCCACCCTTATCGCAAACATTGATCCAACTATCTGTTACAATCATTCCATTCTGTAAATATTTCCCCATAACATCTTTTACAAACATTTTTGCTTGTTCTTCACACCAACTTTTCAATTCTTTAAACTTATCATCATGCAATAATGAATAGTAATCTAAATGATACAAAAAATCGCCACTTTCATTTGTATGGGGTGACCCAGACTTCACAGCGAGTTCTTTTAAAACTAGCGTTTTTATGTCTTTATGAAATGGACATGCAATTACACCCAAAGGAGTAGGCAAAATAGGAAATACATCCATCATCTGTAGTTCTTACTCGTGCTTATTCTTTCTTTTCTCTTATCATCCATATATTCAGTTGGAAATGGAACAGTATTAAAACTAAGAGTGAATCTATCTTGATCTGTGTTATTAACTCTGCTACCATGTTCTAACCAAGATGGAAAGATAATCAAATGATTATTCTTAAGTGCAACATCATGTTCATAATTTGTATATGGAGTTTGTGCTAAATGTGTCTCACACATTTTATATGGAGTTAATGGTGAGATTAAATAAAAGTTACCATGATCTCCTTCTGGCAAGTCCCAATAAAATGCACCACTAAGTACACTTCCCTCGTGTCTATGTCTGTGAGTAAATCCACCTTTAGGAAGTATATTGTACCACGAACCACTCAACATAGCATCCCAATATCCAGACTTCCTACAATAATCATCTAGGCAATCTTGAAGTGCAAATAACATAGGGTGTGAAACTTCATCCTGTAATGGATCCCAACCACCATGAGAACTAACACCATTAACTGCTAATGAGTGTGGGTTATTCTTACCATTCTTTTTAATATGGTCAGTAAAGTCTTTAAGATTTGGATGAGTAGAGAGATCATATTCTTCTACTAATGTTGGAAATAAATTCATACTTACAAATAAACAAAGTTACCTATGATTCTACGATTAGCATTAGTACATGTTGTACCACCATGTCTATATCTGTTTGGAAATATTATACATCTATTCGCCTTACTCTCTACCCTAGTACCATCATCAAAATATGTATAACCATCATTGTCATTCATGTATAAGACACAAATATTAAGATTAACTGGTTTATCATCCTGATCTATTACATCATAGTGTAATGGTGACTGTACAATCTCCGATGTCTTAGGTGTAGCATTAAACTTTACTCTTGTTAATCCCAATGGACTCAGGTGTGATACCACTGGTCTTATATGTTCCCAATAATCTGAACACGGTTCGCAATCAGAATAGAACATATGAGAGTATTGAGGACATCCATCATAATCAATGGTACTATCACTATGAAACCAAGGCAATCTCTCACCCAAGAGAAACTCTTGAAGTTTTAAGAATATATCCTCAGGCAAGAAGTCATCATATAGAGTTACACTTTGATCCATCACTCTATACTAACCCCTTCTAATCTTAATGTCAAGGACATCCATCGCCTTATTCATATATTCAGAGGTATCCACAGTGGCATCTATTTGATTCTTGTCGTGGTCGTCACGATGTTTAAGATAGTTTTGATCGGGTCTCTTAGTTGGATCCAATATTATACTATCAATCTGTTTTACTATCTCCTTCATTACCCTTCTCACTTTCTATTACTTGTAACATTTCCAAGGCACCTTGTACTTTAAGAAACTCTTCCTTCTTTAATTCAAATTGTTTCTGTAACTCTACAATTTCTCTTTGGAGTATTTCTGCTCTCTGTGATAGAGTCTCTTTGTGGTTAGTCATTAAATTAATATGCAATCATAACTATTATACCATATTTAGATCAATAAATAAGCATGTGATGTAGTATCTTCCGCAAATGACTGAGACCAATTATTCAGCAATTGAAGAACTTAAAGAAGAGGAGATGAATCTCAATCCAGATCTTTATAAAGGTTCTTTCACATATGCTCACTATACTACTGGACAGGATAATCATCTGTACAAGAGTTTATCTACTGTTGGTGATTTCTATTGCAAAATATGGTATCGTAATGAAGAGTTCGATGACACCAGAGTAAATGGTGAAAGGAATGTTCTAATAGTTGGTACAAATGATGGTGATCCATTTATAAACGATGCTGAAACTATTCACAGATACCTTGACATGCCAGGAGCAGTATTTGTTAATGCACAATATAGACAACAACTAACTGACTTAACCTATGCCAACAGGGATCTCAAGGATTGTGTTAAATTCCTCTCTGCATGTATAGGTAAGTATAATGGTAATAAAGATACAATCAAACTTGTAGATCCTAATAATAATGAACTAACATATACTATGGTGTATGATGAAAAAGCATTAACTTTAGAAGTTACTGATTCAGATGCACCACTAACATTATCGGATACATTCCCCAACACAATGTCTGAGGATGCTCCTATTAAACAGTTTGGAAGTAATATCGCTGGTGAAGCATCATGGATGGATGGTGCTATAAATAAGATTTACAATACCGTTCTAGGTAGTGGTTCTATTGGTTTTAATAACATAAAGGGTGACTTCCAAAGTGGAGATAACTCTATCAGTCAGTATTATAGAGGTGGTAATAATATTGGTAATATATCTCAGAATAATAATATACCTACTGGTGGAACAATAAGTTGGTCAAATTTCCGTAACGCATGTAATAAGATTGAAGCAAACTGTTCAGGAAACTTCGATCACTTAGAAGCACGTTGGGAGATATATGGAAACCAAGAATGGACTGCCAAAGTAAATAAGACTATTATATTAAGTGGTCACTGTGGTACTAGAGATCAGAATCAACCTGCTCTTAGATTCAATAACTCTGGTAGTGGTAATACAATAGAATTTAAAATTATTGCTCAGGGTCGTGTATATGGTTGGGCAGGATCACCAGCGGGATATAACTTAAGTCAGGGGCCTGTAGATGGTAGTGGTACTCTGACTAACGGAGGTCCAGGCGGTTATGCAATACACATGGCATCATCCATCAAAATTGGGAACGAATGGAATGGTCAGATCGCTGGGGGCGGTGGAGGCGGAGGTAAAGGTGGAACGGGTGGTCAAGGTGGTTGTGGAGGACACGGCGGTTCTCGAAGATGCAATGGTTCATTCTGTTGGAACACGAAGAGAGTGTGTCACAGGAATGGTGGTGATGGTGGATCGGGCGGTCAAGGGGGTCGAGGTGCATGGGGTTATGGATATAGTTGGGATTCCGCAAATGGAATCTGGTGCAATATTTCTGGTACTCACTTAACATCACCAGGCGGAGGTCAAGGAGGTCAAGGCGGTAGAAGTCGTGGAGGTGGTTCAGGAGGAACTGGAGGTCAAGGAGGAAATGGTGGATCCCTAGAAAATGGCGGTCAAGGTGGAAGAACTGGTAATAAGGGTAATAATGGTGGTGGTGACGAACATGGATGTGGTTATCCCTGTAGTAGATCAGGATCCAACGGAAGTGGTGGAACCAATGGCGGTAGTGCCAGTGGCAAATATACTACAAGTCATACAGGTGGAAGATATACTTAGAAACTATAGTCAAGATCACCTAAACGCTTAAATGTAGTTGGTTGTTGTCCAGTCTTTGCACCAGATAATCCATATAACAATTCAGTCGTCAATCCATCCTTTGTTGCTTTAACTACAACATCACCAAAGGTTGCTTGAATGTTTTCGCATTGTTCCCATACTTCTAACTGTTCTCTCCAATCATCACTGATCCAATTATAATCCCTACTGTCATTAATAATCATACCTTTACCATCATTATATGATGATTGATATGAATTAAATACTGGGAAATCATCCATTGGTTGAGAACCATATGGAGCATTATAACTATATGATGTTCCCATTTCAAATGATAATTCCTTCTTCAATCCGTCAGCGTCAAACTCAACGTGTGGAGTTAATATACTATGTGGTGACTCTACTTGTGTTAAACCCAATGTACTAAACATTTGTTCGGAGTTCTTATAAGCATGACTATTCTTAGAACCACATACTTTATCAAGTATTCCTTCTACTTCTGAACTAACCCACGCTTCTTCATTCTTATTCAATCCTAACTTTATAGACTTAAGTTTTGTACTTATCCATAGAGTACCGAAACTCCAGTCATGTCTATCAGTCTCAATATTATCAAGTATCTCTAAGTATTCTCTTAACGGTTGTGTATTAGTATTACCAGTAACAGTAGCAGCAAGTTGGCATATTGCATCAATACTTGGTGTCAATACTGGAGGTTCATCCTGAAAATGTACCAACTCCCACTCTGGAGTGGATGGATCATCAGCATCAAACCATAACGCTCTAGTACCATCAAGATACTTGAAGAGACTACAATCTAATACTGTTCCATCAAATAATGTATACTGAGGTATTTCAGTTGCCATAAAGAATAGAAAAGCATACTTAGGGTTATCTACTTCAACTCCTGCCTTTATACTCTTCTTAAAATATACTCCTGAATCTCTACGTTTAGTATTAGGTTGATCCCATCCCAATTGAAACAATGCTGGATTAGCATCAACAATACTCCTGATATTTGACACATCAGTGTCACTCATCAGTTTTGGATGACGATTAGCGTCTTTAGATATACTATCAAAATCTACTGTCATGTTTTAACTCCAGTCTTGTCCTTTTTGATACGAAAACCATACAATAACACAGTACCTAGTACCCTTAGTCACTGGTTTGACTTCATGTGGATATAACATATTACTTGGATATACATGTATAGAATTACTATGTTTATCTAAGTTAGTATCACCCCAGAAGCAAATCTCACCACCTTCATAGTTATCATTAATACCAAATGATGCAGTTACAGAACCAGCATCACCATCAGCATCCGTATGAATAGATAGGTATCCATTCTCAGGATATTTACATAACCAGTATCCTGAGTATTTATCATATTCTGGAGAATTTGGTGGATTTATCTCAGAATAGTCCCTATAAATCTTAGGCATGATCTTCATCATTGACTTATGAATCAAATCATAGATCTCTCCGTCATCTGGTGATAACAACTGTTGAGATCTATATCCATGTAAATTATATAAAGTCTCTTGTCTGCAAGTATCATACTCAGGCCAGTCGAATGTATCACATAACTCTAGTAATCTCTTATGATTATATTCAGGTAAGACATCATGATACGAAAACATGAATGATGACAAATATTGATTAATCATCCCACTAAAGGTGAGTTACCCTATTTAATCCGTCTGGATTAGTAAATATTGAATGATCTATAAACCCTACGAGACAATACCTAGGTTCATTAGGTTCGTTGAACATGTGATCTTTAACAGCAGGTTGATGCCAAAGATATGCAGGATATATAATCATCCTATTATATTTCATTGGTACATGATGATACTCTTCATACACATCTTCGATGTGTCTATTATCCATCGTAACCTCTTCATTCTTCCTAGTCTTATCAAATACATACTTCCATTCTTTATAATTCCAATATTGTTCTGTCCTCTTATATGCAGGATCAACATACTCCATGTTAGTCTCACCAGTATCTCTGTGTGAGAAGAATGAAGTGCCACCTTCACATTCCTCCTCTTTGTTTAGATAAAGAACATAGGCGAACATTGCATCATCAATATGTGGATTTATAGCAGATCTTTTACATGTTACACCACCACGAAAGACATTGACTTGATTATTAATCTCAAGATCTTCGATATTCTGTATTGCCCCTTTGAAATCACTAAAATTATTAATAAACCAGGCAACCATAGTGTCGATTTCCTTTAAAATTACAGGAACCGCACCTTGATGGCCTGGAGCAACTACCGTTTCGTGTTCTATAACACCTAGCGGTACTTTCTTTATAATATGTTCTACAAATTTGGAGGGATTATTCAAGACATTATCAACTATGACAATAGGATGGTTGTCCCTTTCACCAATCTTACGAGTCTTGTAATCAACGTTGTCTGATACTGCAATCCACGAATCATCAATATAATTCATTATAATCCCCATTTTTTAATATTTATTCTGGTTTGTAGATTCTCTCTGCCTTAGTTCTCTTAAGGTCATCAACCTCATCTTTGAGTTCCTTGATTGCCTCAATCAATAGAGGAACAAGTTTCTCATACTGTACTGTTAGATACTTGTCATTACCAGGCGCAGGTCTAACTGCCTCTGGAAGAACCTCTTGTACTGCCTGTGCAGATACACCAGAGAATCTTTGACTACCACTATCTAAACCTACATCAGTCTTAGCAAGATCGTTATGTTGATAAGTGAATCCACTTAAAGTACATACCTTAGCAACTGCGTTATCGATCTGTTCGATACTTGTCTTAAGTCTCATGTCAGAGACAAATGCAGTTATATCGCCAGGAACCTTAAGATTTGAGTTACCCTCTAATCTAAAGTTACCAGACCATGTTGTACTGTTAGAAGAGTTGTTATATGGAATCTGTCCGTTTCCACCACCACCTAGGTGAGAAGCAACCTGAGCAGTAGCAGCATTAACCTGTGCAGTACCAGCAGCAGTGAATGTACCGTTACACTCAAAGTCTTTAACAGTTAGTTTATTACCATTAAACTGCAAGTTACTACTTGTAGTTGTATTGTTGGTTGATTGTTGATAAAGAACCTGACCACCAGTACCCTTACAATCATCTGCAAGACCAGCAGCATCTGCCTTACCTTCAAAGTCTGGGCAAGTTACCTTGGATCCAACCGTCAAAGTGGTTGATACATCCATGTTGCCATTACAATCTATAGCAAGACCACCACCAGAGTTACTGATAGTGAATCCACCATTACCACTCAATGAACCACCATTAAAGGCGTTCGCAACAATAACATTACCCTTGAAACTACCAGCAGCGTCTCTTGCAACAATACTTGCTGCGTTCTGGACGTTTGCTTCTGCGTTCATTCCATCGAGGAGATCAACGTTAAGGTTAAGAACCTTCTGTGGAGAAGCAACAACGAATGGAGCAACGTTACTACCAAATGATGCAGTAGATTCAAACTGATAAGACTTAACGTTACCAACAGAACCTGCATCAATAACCATAGACTTGTTAGATCCAGCAGATAGGTTAGTAACAATACCAACGTCAGAGTAGATCTTAGGAGAACAAACACCGTCTCCACCAGTCTTCATGTTGATCCTCTCCATCGTCATGGCATAACCAGTCAGAGAGGTAACAATACCAGAGTTAAGATTAACTCTTATTTCAGGTTGTCCTGAACCTGCATTACCACGACCACCAATGTATTGTGACTTAATAGCAGTAACAACACCAGAATTGATGTACATGTCAGGACCATAAAGGTCATCAATGAAGTGCAAGTCAGTTGCAGTAACAGCAGCACCTGATATGTTATCAGACCAAATATTGGTAGAGGTTAGGTTAGTAACAACACCAGCAAGAGCATATAACTGAGGTGTAATGATATGGTTGGTTATTTTTATCTGAGTTGCAATACCTGTGTAGATATTGGTCTCATTTACATAAGATGTACCAACATGTGCCAATGTAGTGATACCTACATCACTATAGTTTCTAGCGATGGATGCGTCAGTTGCCTTGAAGTCAGTAACAATACCATTAGTTGCATATAGATTCTTAGGTACTGTAAGTGTCTCAGCATATGCAGTCCTTGCTTCAAACTTATTAACAGTAATAGAACCAACACCAACTGTTATATCACCAACTTGAAGATGTCCAGCAAATGTACTGATTCCTGCCCATGTGGAGTGCCATGAAGACTCTGCCTTAATATGTGCAGCAGGTTTGAAGGATACATAAGTACCAACAACCTCCATGTTGTTCATTCTGGCAGTACCACCTTCATCTACGATGGTGTAGTAACCGTATGTTTCCCAAGGAATACCCTGTGGTGAAATACCACCAGTAGTATTATAACCCCAGAGATCAACTACCTTCTTAACAACCAAGGTGTCATAAGACACACCAGCGAATGACTGATTAGATGCAAAGGTAACAATACCTGATACAAACAGGTCTTTAACCTTAACAACACCATTAACTTCTAGTGAATCCTTAAAGTTGAATACACCAACATTAGACTGACCAATACCAATCTGATCTACCTTGAGGAAGTTCCTATCTCTTTCTTGTGAGATTACACCAAACCTTCTCCACTCACCTTCTGCATATATGTGTCCTAAGTATCCACCAGCATCGGGGATACCAACAAGTGAAAGATCACCAGATCTCTTAGTTCCTGTAGGAGTGGAAATACCAACTGTAATTAATTTACCCTGTGGTGCATCACCTCTCAGATACATGTTGATTGCTTCAACACCCTCAGTAGAGTTACTTGTTAGTTTCTCAGTGAAATTAACAGGACCATAGAACTGTGATGTTCTATTGTTGTTGTCTCCACCCTCAACTGTGATTGATTCTCTAACAAGAACTTCATCAAATACACCAGATACTCTCTTAGTAGATTCTGCCTCAGCATCATCACCAGTGTATGAGAATACAGGTGCCTCAATGACTTCTTCCTCACCAGTAATAGAGGATAATCTCTTATATCCAGTGTAGAAGTCACCAGAGTCGTTCATACCAGTATAAACAACAGTACCACCGTCTAGTTCTTTCTTCTGAGCGGCAAGTGTCTCTTTATCAGATAGGACTCTATCTTGTTTCTGTGGTAATGAAGTTGAATAGTTACCAGAACCATATCCAAGATATTCAAATGTATGTCCAGATGCACGAAGAATAGATGGTCTGCGAAGTTCCATCGGTAGAACATCAATCTTCTTGATTGTAGTTCCTACAACAGCATTAGATGCAAGAGTACCAAACTGACCACGAAGGATCTTGTTAATATTAGTATTAACGAATCTGACAATCTCACCATTAACCATACAGTAATCACCACGTTTAAATCCAGCGATTCCTGTCAAAGTAATAGCAGTATCAGTAGATGTCAGTGGAGCATCAATTGTAGTAGAGATACCTGCATAGAAGTATGTTGCTCTACCTGCAAGATTATTCTCACCTAAACCTAATGTCTTAGCATTTGCACTAATACCTGTTCCGAATAGTCTTGCATCAGTAATTGAATATGAAGTATCAATACCAGCAGTAATAATACCAACATTACATACAATACTCCTTAAAGGAATATCAGACTCAACATCATCAACAACTAGAAGTCTATCTTCAAATAATGGGTTCTTTGTTCCCCAAATCGTAAATACATTACCAGAAACCAATGTGTGGTTCTTGTTTACTCTAATAGTTGCAATACCAGATGAACGATCTACATCAATCCATGTAACACCAGTACCAACGTTTGCAAGAGTATATGTTGCCTGTCTTCTATCATCTCTACCTGTAAAGTAAGGTGTTAGAGTTCTTGATGTTCCAATCTCAACAGAAACAGTCCTTGCAGTTGGGACATCTACAATTTTAAATGTACCATTCAACTCAGGAGTCTCAAATCCCTGTAATGTTAGACCATCACCCCGATTATTAAAGATTGAAGTAACAGAAACTACACCAGCGACTGTTGCATTACCTGCTGGGAAAGCAGATACAGTCATGGTGTTACCTACACCATAAGTACAACCACCATCAATAAGTTCTACTCCAGTAATAGTACCAGCAGCAGAAACAGTAACCTCTGCAGCAGCATTCCTACCAGATAGTGCATTATTCTCAAGGTCTGCAGCATATATTACTGTTGCAATACCAGATCCATTATTATATCCAGAGCCTGGAGTGATTAGTTCTACTGATTTAATAGTATTCAGTCTATGCTCTACATCAGTATAAAGAGTAATAGTAGTATTACCTGTACCAGTAATAACTGCACCCGTTACAGCGAAACCTACCTGTTGTCCTTGCATGAAGTAAGATAATGCTTCACGAGTAACTGAATTCTTCTTGTCATTAGTTACAACTTCACCAATAACAGATGCACTTGAGTGAGTAATTGCAGGTTGTGGATCAGACTCGTAGTTATCTCTATCCTGTTGTGGATATAAGTTCCTTACGTCCTGAGAGAAAGACTTCATGGATACACCATATCCAAGGTCTTTATCCAGTGGAATTGATCCACAAACGACGGTTAAGTTATATACCCCGTCTTGTCCAGATGTGCCTGGAACGTGCGGTCTAGACTCTTGTACCCTATACACAGAGAACGTATCAGCAGACTTAGATCTCTGTACTGTAGGCAGTGCATCAATCTGTTGTTGAGTAGTTCTTTGGTTGATCTGACTCTTAAATGCGCCAGGATCAGTTGATATACCAGCAACAGTAAATGACTTTGCAGTTGGAATAGTAGCAATGACATGTTCGCCATTATATCCTAGACCATATACACCAGTACTATTATTGACACTATCAACACCTTTAATATCTACTAGGTCACCTATCTGTAACCTATGTTGTTTCTCAGTAGTGAATGTAAGAATCTGTGATCCAAATGTAGCATTCTTAAGAATCTTAACGTTCTTGAGTTGAGTTGGGTTACTCAAATCAGCACTCAAATAAGATGCACTACTTACACCAACAGTCTTAGATTCTTGTAGAATGAAACCAGGCTTAGGAGCACGAGCATTAGTATGTTCTTTAGGTAAAACATATCTCATTCTATAGAGTCTATCCAATAAGGATCTATTATCAACTCTACGTTTGATGTATGTTGTACCTGTCTCTGAACCAATAACACCCAGACCAATTGTATTAAGTGCAGGGAATATTGTATTATAAGTTGTACTTGAGTGACCAAGAATATACCAGTTACTATTGGCAGCATCCCATTGAACTGGATGGCCTGGATCGCCTGGGTTCTTATCACTAACTGTAGATCTAACTGTTAATTTACCACCATTGTTGGAAAGTCCAGTTATAGGTCTCCTAGAAGCAGCATCGTTAAATGTAGATGCCAACTGGATTCTATCAGCAGCAAGATTACCACCAGCGATAGCAAAATATACCTTATCATTTACTATACCATTTGGTGTCTCACCAGTATTACTAAAGACTCTAATCTTCTCACCATTAACTAACTGGTGATTAAAACTGAATTGAAGTACGTTAGAAATAATAGCATTAACACCAGAGTTTCTAATTACTTGATACTCTTTCTTAGATGATGTACCAATACCACTAGGAACCTGCATGAGAACTGGAGTCTCATAAGTTTCTTGTACTGCCTGACCAGACAGAGTATTAACCAAACTTAAGTATAATGTTTCACCCTTTCTAGAACCAACCCTAAAGGAATCGACTTCTGCTGGAGGAACAATCTCTTCACTATTATAACTGTTAAGATATAACCTATCAGTTACACCAACACCAATAGTCTTTGCTACATCAATTGTTAACCAAGATGAAGTACTATCATCATTCTGTAGTTCTCTTGGTGGAACAATATGAGTAATATAACCAACGTCATCTCTATCAAATGATTGTGGTCTGAATCCTGATGCCTCAAGAGCGGTCTGACCAAAGTTAGAGTTAGAGTTCGTAATTGAAGCGTCACCACCTCTTTCTGCATGGAAGTGACGTGCATATGCAATAGCGAAAACAGAAACCAACTGAACAACAGCGTTGTTCCTTACTCTCATGTGAGAGGTTTCATAGTTTGGTTTGTAAATTGCCCTAGAGTTGGCGTGCAATGGTTTATCTGATTCTGATACAGTAGTTGTATCATTAAAGATTGCAGTTGTAGGATTGTAAAGAACGAACGCATTGTCATCCTTCTGAATGGAAATACCAGTGAACTGGGCACAAACCATAGATTTGAAACCAGTTGCCTTGTCTCCATCACAATCCAAACCATTCATACCATAAACTGATCTTAATGAACAGTTAAAGACATATGGAGATGCAGATCCTACAGTATCAGGTTCAACTATAACAGATGAGTTCTGAATTTCTTGTGCGGTAGGTAGTGCATTGCCAGGTGTGGCAGGAGTAACAAACCTAAACTGAGTATCACTAAGTACCTCATCAACTAAGAAGGAACCATTATATGAATTAATAGAAGTAGTAATACCAGCAATTAGAACAGGAGTATCCTTGAATAGTCCATGATTTCTATCAGTATTAACAGTAATAATACTAGTAGGAGTATTACCATCACCAGACTTAATACTACTAATACCTACAGGGTCAGCAGCAAGGTCACCAACAATCCTAAACTCATCTACGTTAGGTTCAAAGTCACTGAATGTTGGATAATCACCAAGAGGACGACCTGAAGAATCACCATATGCTCTGGCAACCTTGAAGTAGTACATATCAAGGTCAGTCAATTGACTGTCTGTGCCATCAATCAGCACATTATTCATACCATCAGCGAACGTAAATGTCGCTAGTTTATGGTGTGAATAAGTAGGAGTCTTAGTATTACTATCATAGTCATAGTATGCAGTCTTACCAATATCTGCATCAAAGATAGTAAAAGCAGTAAAGTAACAAGTACCAGTTACACGAAGTACTCCAGAGTACTGCATGATATCATTTTCTGGATCTGGTACATATAATGGTCTCAGTTTTGTCTTACGAAGGTCAAAACCAATAATAGATGTACCTCTAGGAAGGATAGCACCACCTTCAGTAGAGTTATACTTATATAATTCGTTATTAGGATCTAGTACATCAAAGTTAGTCTCTGAAGTGAATTGACTAAGTGATGATGCCTGCCATCCTGCGTTCTTTCTTGCCTTATATTCTGCCGTTCCACTATTATTTGTTACAGTAAGCCCAGGCCTGTTATCAATATAATGTACGCCTGGATATGCAAGTATAGTTGTTCTGTCTATCTTATCGTTATTCTGACCACTCTGATATGAAAATCTTGCCGCTTCAATCAGTGCCCTCTGTATAGTTTTAAAAGGACGAGTTTGTGAATTACCTCTGTTCTCGATACTGTCAGTAGCATCAAAATCACTGGGATTAACATATAGAATGTTACCTTCAGCATTCTTCAGAAAGTTTTCTAATCTTGATAGAGGCATTGACCTTCAACCTATAGGATTTCTTCTTTACCTATTTAGACACTCAAAGAAAGAGAATCTGTGCAACCCTAGGATATTCGTTAAACCATCCTAGTTTAAGTTCAGCAGAGTGCAACACATCAGTAGGATACAGAACTGCACGATTATATTTCATTTCAAGTAAGTGTTCTCTCTTAAACTTTTCATCCATAATGGATTGTATAGTGTCATAAGACTCATTCCTAACCTGATACAAGTATGGATCTAAACCCTCACTAATGGTCATCTGACCCTCATAACTCCACATACTTGTACCACCATTACACTCATGTGGTGAATTCAAATATATTACTACAGCAAATTGGTTGGGATATGGATTCTTTTCATATGTATCTTGATGTGGTATGAGTCCAACAGGATTACTCTTTATAGTATCATCCGTAATGAAATTGCACATATATGAGGCACTACCCCATGATGATTCATACTTATCTCTATCAGTAGGTCTTCCCCATATATCCTCATCAAAACACAGTTCATCAAATATTGGTTTAACATTCCATATTTCAGGAGTATCCAAATATACTCTATTTCCAGGCATACCACCACTTATTGGAAGATTACCTTGACCACGAATGGAACGAACCTCATCTGGATTCTGATAGAAATTATCAATAATAACAGCAGATCTCTTATCTATTCCAATATCACCTACAACAGTAATATCCAATACATCACTTAATTCAAACATCACATGTATAATGTTTGCGTCAGACGAGGGGTTTCAGGGTGTCTAAACCATCCCTTCTGAAGTTCTGGACAACTCAACAACTGTGTTTTATATAATATCGCTCTATTATATTCCATAGGGAAAGCATGTTCAACCTTCCAAGCAAAAGAAGACTTCAATTGCATGTTCATATTATCAAAATCCTTCTCATCCTGCCACTTATCCAAGTTAGGTTTAGGTATAGTCATACTTCCAAGGAAACTGTATAAATCCGTACCACCCTTTGTCTCATCATTTGTATTCAAATACACCTCAAGTTTAAACTGGAATGGTGAAGGTATATGTGGATAACTACTCTGGGAAGGCATTATCTTCAAAGGTTCATTAAGAAAATCCTTCTCAGTAATATACTCACACATAAAAGAAGCCCTATCCCACACTTGACCGTATGAATATGGGTCAGTCTCATTAATCCAGAATTCCTTATCAAAACATATTTGATCAAATAATGGTCTTAAATTCTTTTGTAGATCCTGAATATCTAATGAATGTTCTGGTTTATTAGGATCTATTAAACCTTCCCTTTTCTTCAATGCTAATCTACGAACCGCATCTGGATCCTTATAAAAATGATCAAAAAGCATCACCCTGTTATCATCGGGTCCTATATTGGTTATAGCAACAATATCAAGTTTATCGTGATCTAATTCAAACATTTTCTGATTCAATTTAATGAAGAAGGGGGCATTTCACCCCCCAAGGATCAGTTGGTTAACAAGGTTGATCTAAACCCCGATTGCCCCTTAGGCAGTAGCGAGTTCGCTAGTGCGGGCAAATTCTCTTGTGAGAACACGAGAGAATGCTACGATGTTATTCGCAGCGGTGTCGATGTCTTTAGCATCTGTGTTTTGCTTATCCAAGCAGGTTTCAGTCATGTCCCGTATACCCTGTCGAAACCTTGGCACCCCCTTGCAAAAGTGGAGGTGAGGGGAGTCGAACCCCTGTCCAGAATGTCGATTACACCACCTACATGACTTTTTAAGTCATTCATCAGGACTTTTTAACAGGTTTGTCAGTTAATTGTGGTTTACCAGTCTGTTTGGCAATAAATGCAGCAAGTTCTGGAGTCTCTTCCCACTCCCATGTCTCTTCACGACCTTTCTTATCAGTCTTTGTAAATGTTCTCTTAACCATCATTTTTCTCCAATAATAATTGATTAACTTGGGACTCAAGTAATGCAACTGTCTGTTTCATTTCCCTAAAATCATCACTAAGTTGTTTAATCTGAGAGTGATGATCTGAGATTGCCTGACCAAATGCATCTATGTTTTTGAGAAGCAACTCATTTCCATAAGGTGTGTCTTCAGTCATTTTCCTTCCTATTCATTCTAATAGTACCCTCTGGTTCTGGGGTTAGGTATTTCATGTATATATTACCAGCAACAGTAGTCCCTACCTGACCAGAATTAACACTATGCATTATAAAGGATGGGAATATAATTATATCACCTTTTTTAAGATCTGGTTTATAATCCAGAGGAAATGCACCATGACAATTACCCAACTGATTTTGAATCAAACCCATAGAAGGGTTAAAGAAAGATGTTCTTGATTTTTCTACAGTCTCATATACAATAAAACTCCACTGAGAATTAGGATGTATATGCGGATCCTGATAATCATGCTCACCGTATCTATTTCTCCATACATGTCCAATATTGGGGTCATTACCCATTAATCCCAAAGGACCTAGGTTTCTACCAATAATTTCTCCTAGATGTTCCCAGACTGCTGGAGTCAATTCTAGTTTAGTATTGAAAGTTGTTTTAACACCAGAATCCCATGTTGGTTGAAGATCTTCTTCTGGTTCGTCTTCTATCTTAAAAATATCCAGATCAACCTTATCTTCAAAGATTGGAATACTAAAAATTTGTTTTAAATTAGGGGCAGGTTCATTCATTTTTTAGCTGGCAAAGGGTTCTTTCTCATAAATTTATAAACTAAACTGGATCTCAATCCACGATATGTTTCGTTTGGTGGAGTTCCATGATGGTCTATATTACCCTTGAATAATGCAACTCGGCCTGGTGCAGGATCTACTCCTTGCCATTCATCATTTAGTTTAATCTTGAATTGGCCACCCCACTCTGGTTGCCAATGTTTATTAACATAGTAAGCGAAACTTATTCCATTATCACACTCACAATCCTTATGTGGAAAAGTGTTATGTATATATTGTTGTCCATTGATTAGTATCTCACCCAGTTCTAAGTCGATATCCATTGTACCAAGTACGGCACCTGCAAGCATCTCAAAACAACTGTCTTTTGCAATTTCCGACTTAGGTGGGAATATGGATTGCTTTAGAGCACCAACTTCGGGCCATGTAGGATCTGCTCCTATATCACGACCATCCGTTGGATATTCACTGGTATGTCCATAGAACCAACTATAACTGGTCATTACAAGATTATCAACGTAGTTAATAAACCAATGTGGAAATAGGTTATCAACAACATATACCTCATCCTTAGATAAGTCATAGTTCGACCAATCTAAGAATTCCTTATTTGCATCAATGTGTATCATAGTCTTATTTTAATACCTTATTTAGTCGTTGTCAACACCCACTCCTGGCCAGTCAAAGTCATCAACTTGATCTGCTCTTAGTGCTAAATTCTTTCTATCCTCATTTATATATCCAATGCCCTGTAACATTGACCATGCTTGAGTTTCATCATCGTTTCGTATTTCTCTCAAAGCAGATGCTCCACCAATATAATGATTGATCTTAGGAACTTCCTCATTGATTAACTCATTCATAGTACTCTCAGCATTTGATATTGCAGTATCATAAGTACCACAATCGCCTGGAACAGATCCTGCTGGAGGAACTTGTTTATATCCAATACTACCTGATGTACTAGCAAAAGAAACCGTAGTTCCTTCACTAACATATACCTCTTGTCCTCCTGATCCTGCATTTTGAATATATGTCGGCCAATTAAGATCACCTACCCAATACTCTGCATAATGTGCTCCAACTGCTGGTTCTGGATCTTGTTGTACTTCATGCCATTGTGCAACAACATTTGGATCCTTATTGTTAATGAGTAATAATTTATGTCCTCTACCAATCTGATTACTCTTTAGAATACCTATCTCCACTGGATCTATAGGATTCTTAGTAGCATCAAAAACAAGGTCAGTATTATCTGGACCACGAACAACCAAGAAAGAACTAAACGCAGCACCAACAGATGTTGTTGTACTTAAAAATAAAGAAGTATATGTAGATACTATACCAACATTAAATGTATATCCAGTTGTTGCAGCAATACTTGCGGTAACTGACTTGTTAAGAGTCATAAAATCATATGTGACTGATACTCCAGTCGTAATACCATTTGAATCAACCACTGTTTTAATTCCCACAGCAGTTCCAAACCCTGTTATCCTTGCACCATTTGGTAAAACTCCACCAGTACTGAATGTAGTAATACCTGTAGTATCCTTGTCATAAACATAGTCTCCTATATTAGAATGAGTGAAGATTCCAACATTCTTATCACCATATATCTTATTATCACTAGATGTACAGAATCCACTCAAGGCATATCTCATTCCAGGCCAAGATGTAGTTCCCAGTCCAACAACAGTTGGAAGGTTACCAGTTGTATAAACATAAGGATCCTCAAGAGCATCAGTTATATAATCACCAACTTTAATTGATGCATCATATCCACTAGTTCCTCCATCAGTATTAAATCCAGTTAATTGTGGTCCTAGAACATCAAAAATTGCCATTGGGGATGTTCCGCCAGTGGTAACAGACAATATTCCAACACTAGCACTTACAATATTAGTTACTACATCAGAACCATACTCCCTATTCTTGGGGTATCTCCAATACTTTGCACCATAATATCCAATAGTACGTCTCTGATCCGAGGACTTTACTACTTTCCATGACTCATAGTTACTACCATTATTATCTTGCCAATCATTTACTTGTTTCTCCCACACCAAATCAGATCTACATCCATGTGCAACCCTTGCTTTATAAGCATCCTCTACTTGAGTAATAGCAACATTAATTGGTTGAATTAATGGAGGTATATTACCATCCAATTTAACAATAATTTCATCATATTCATCAATGACAGCATCAATTATCGTCAGTTGCTCTTGCATCTGATCAGCTTGAGATCCCTTCTGTTCTCTGGTATCTCTAAGTCTTTTAGCAATGTCCCTTGGTTTAGTCATTGAATCTCCGTACCTTCATACTCAATCTCCAGTTTATCAACGTCTTTCCGTTCTCCATAGACAACGAAACTACAATTTACTGGACCTCCAGCACTATTTAAAACTTTAATTTTAGTACCCCAATCAACTACCTCATAAGATAGTTCTTGATAAGATTGAATAGAAGTTAGTGTAACTGTTATTGTATCATGATCTACCAAACCTTTCCAGTATTCTGGTAAATCAATAACGTTTCCTTTTACTGTACCTCTATGATATACACCAATCTCTGCACCCTCTATACAAGCATGTCTAAGTCTCATACCCTCTTTAGTAGGATGAGGAATATCGAATTTCTTAAACGGTGCAGCGACAGCAGCAAAAGCACCAAAACCTGAAAATATCTTTGCACAAGTAATATTACCAGCAACTGCAAGTAATCCCTGAATAGTAACAAACCCAGAGACATTCAAATTACCATTCTGTTGTGCTATTGCATTACCAACAGACAATGCATTTTTAATCTCAATACCATTCTTAAGACTCAAAGCATTCTTAATAGTAGTACCAAGTTTGGTACATAATCCCATAAAGGTACTAACTGCAATGACATTAACTACACCATGAAAGTTAGCAATACCATCACACCTAAGTGATAATGGTGCAGATATACCAATAGGAGGACCAATCATCACTGTGGCAGTAGGGATGCCAGGCGAAATTGCAGTACCAAAGTAACAGGGACCATTAGCAACTAATGTGCCTGGAAATAATCTACTGGTAACAGATAGAAATGACATGTCCAAGGCGCCAATGACGACCTTATCACCTGCCATTACTATAGATGCGGTAAGTGCCATTATAAGAAGTCCTTAAATTTATCCAACCATTTCATAATGGAACCCATAAATGATCCTTGGAAGATATCGGTCTGTGTTCCTGCTTCAACACCCACACCACCAGTGGTTTCAACAAACTGAGCAGCCATACTTAAATTATTTGCTCCAAGAATATTAATATTAGTTCCTTTTAGATGAATAATAGGACTATCAAGTTGAATATGTTTTGTACTCTTTAATGTTATCTCACCATCTCCACCAGTGGATTGTAATCTTACATTTCTTCCTTTGAGTATAACATCACCATCTTGAGCCTCTATCAATATATGACCAGAACCAGCAGCAATTATCTTAGAAAAACCATCTTCTGGATTACCATCATTTACATCTGTAGCACCTCTGATACCACACATTTCATATGATGTACCCAGAACTACTTGTTTATAGTATCCATGCTGATAATATTGGAACCCCTGAATGTTATCAGTAAACATTGATAGGTCAATAATAAATCCCTTCATATCACCTTCGGGGATTTTGATACCAGAAGCTATCCTAAAGCCAGGATAATTAGCAACGTATTCTTTGGTATCTACCTTTTGTGGTTCGTTTTCTGCCATTATTCTCTAATAACCTCCTTACCAACACAGTCAATGACATCAATAACAAGAGCCTTTCCATCAGGACCATAGAGTCTGTTTCCATTCTCATCGTATTGATTTGGTTTTTCGCCAATATCCTGTACGAAGTCTGGAGCATATGATATGATCGGTAACAACTCAGCACCTCTACCATTTCTTGTGTCTATTGTCACGTTTGGAATTATATTATGTTTATCAGAACAATTGATATTCTTAACTCCAACAATAGATCCAGCAGGAGTAGTAACTAAATCGAAGGTACATTGACCAACTTGGCCACCATCCCCATCAGTATATCCAATTCCAGGCCTATATGGAACAATATCAGTAACTATACCAACAGGTTCGCTTCCTATACCAGCAACACCTCTTGTAGTCCAGTTATATGTATCTGTATTTGCGATTCCTGCAAAACTATTACCAGCCAAATCCTCAAATGCGCCAGGAGTTATAGTAAGATGATACTCTGTATTATGTTTCAAGTCAACTGATGGATCTATCTTGATTATAGATGCAGATAAGAATGATATTCTACTATCAGTAATAGGTATAGTCTCATGAACAGCATTACTAGAAGATTCCATAATCCTTAGATCACCAGCTCCCCTAACAATAGCTTCACTGAATGTAACTGATAGAGACACAGAAGTTTGAACACCTACTGCATTATCAGCAGGAGTTGTAAAGGTAATATATGGTGATTCATCATCAAAAGGTTGTTCTGTAACAGGGAATTTAGGAGGTATAATACCATTAGTCTGACAATATCCTCCTCCACCACGAACCATAAAGACTTGAACTACTCTTCCCTTATCATCAATCCTTGTCCTAGCAATAGCTCCACCACCATGTCTAGTCTTATCAATAATACTAATTGTTGGGTTAACCGAATACCCAAGACCAGATTGAACTATAACTATGGTTAAAATACTACCATCTACAGCAGATACAACTGGTATCAACTCTGCCTTCTTAAGAGAATCACCAAATACTTCTACTTTTGGTGGAACACACTTAGGATAAGTAAATCCTGGCGGAATGGAATCTCCCAAATCATCTTGATTCTTAGGATTATTAGTCCTCTCATTACAATCAAACCATTGATTAAGATCACCACCAAGCATACTTAAGAAGGATAGACTTCCATCTCCAGCATCAAAATCTAAATTATTAACAAAATCAAGATTGTCAAGAACACTGGACATCTTACCAGCCTTCTTGGTAGATAATCCCCATCCCTGTGTCCAATCATCATATTCCTTGCATCGTAGAGAATCGCAAGCCAAGAAACTCAAGATCATATTCATATAAGAAGTTATCTTACTGAATAGACTGGTAACATTATTAAGTATTCCCGATAACCAATCTAATCCGTCTAGAATTGGTTTTAGTAGACTGGAAATAGCACCCAATAACTTACTTAGTATTGCAGAGACAGCTTGTTCAATAGCACAAACACTTGCGTTAATGGTGTTTCCAATAAGATCCTTTAGCAACCCCTTAATGAAATCCATAAGATCGAAACCAGCCTTCTCGAAGAGACAGAAAATCAAATCCATGATTCTCTTGAAGGCTTGAACGATTGGGTTCTTTTGTGGTTCTGGTACTATTAATCCAATTAAGTTCCGAAACATCTTACCAAGATATTTCATTACTTTATCTCTTAGTCTTCTAATTATATTCTTAATTGCCCCAAGAATTAATCGTGATGCTTTACCAACAAGTCTGTCTATATCTGCAATGAAATTCTGAGCGGCATCTACATATACTCCTGCAAAACTAGTTAAAGAATTGATAGTCTTAACAAAACTACCTATGGTATGAGTTATCTCAGAAATTGAATCATCTTCACAAGCATTAGAAGCAGTATGAGGACCAAGACTTGTATTGGCCAGTCTTACATCGCCATCAGTATGTCTTCTTAATCCTTCCTTCCCTCCATCAGGATCTGTTGATTCTCCAGCTTTATTATTTGCATTTTCTGTTGGGGTTGCAACTGGTTTAGCTTTCTGTAATGCTAATGTTGTTGGTCCAAAAGAACCAGCATTTCTACCACTTACTGTACCAAAAGCACCAGACTCCGCCTGCTTACCCTCACTTGAGAGTGTCATAGCATTAGTGGGAGACTTGATTTTATTAACACTTCTAGCTAAAGCACCCATTATAACTGGTTGCTGTGCGTCATCACCATCCATGAAGAATCCAAAGACAGTCTCGCCACCTACCATTCTAGAACTATCACCAAAACATGATTGTCCAGAACCAGAGTTGGCATCTACCATCACATGAGCCCAAGGAAGATCTTCATCAGACAATTCTGCCTCATCAAAAGGATGAGACCCAATAATCCTAACCTTACACCTATAAGCCCAACCTTCTTCCAAATCAGTCGCTTTGTTCTTCCAGTGCTTAGCATCGGCAACTTTGCCGATCCACCAAACGAAACCGTCTCGACCAACATAATTGGTCGTCAACATGGACTGATCTAACATATTAATCGTCGTAAACTAAACATTCTGGTTCGTCTGGATGCTGATCACAAAATAGTTCTAAACAGTTAGGATCATGGTGATCTCCTGCTACGATCTCTTCGTGATGATGCTCCTCATATTCAATTAAATCATGAAGTTCTTCCTCAACATGTCTCCTAGTTTGAGGATTAGTTTGAGGGTTGTCAAGGATCTCTTTGTCCCTGTCGATATGTTGTTCTATAGTTTCCATAATAGTAACCTAATAATAATCAACCCATTTACTCGATACCGTAAGAGTCACGAATTAGATTTAAAGATGTAGTATTAGTACCACCTGATATTTCAAAATGGTGCCTCACTGATCTAATCAAATAAAGACTACTTTGTTGAGCGTCTGCTTTTTGTACATTGCCAACAGTACCGTCTGCTTTGGGCAGTTCAACGTATATTATATCACCTGCCTTGAGATTTGGGTTAATTGGTATCACTATATTTAGGGACTGTGTGAAAAGCAAGTTATATCTAGAAAAGGATTTACACATGTCGGATTTATCCCGTCCCTGTGTAGACATCTCACTGTTTTTACTTTCAGCAAAAGCTGGATCCCACATTCCAGTGTCACCAATTCTACACATTATTCTAGAAGAATAATCAATAAGTTCCCTCTCATCACCTTCGCCTGGAAGAGGTATAAAATCAGCTGATGTATTAAGGTTTTCTTTCTCGTCTTTCAATTCATACCTAATAGCATCTAATTGCCAATCAACTGGATCAAAGAAATACTGTAGATTATTGTATAATCCTGTTCTAAGATTCTTTTGTACATCAGTATTCTTATCAATAAAATAATGAATGATCTGCCTATCTGTTGTCTCTCTATCAGCTACACTAGATGCAGTATATTTTGGTATCTCTTTATTATCTGATGATTTACTATTAGTCTTCGCAGAAAGTAATGTCTCAATGGATTTAAAATTAAACCCATCTCTAGTCTCCCAAAAGAAAAATCCAGCTGTACCTCTTGCTTTTGAATCCTTACCTTTACCCTCAGTTCCAGACTTAGACTGAGATGCTGTTGATGCTTTAGGAGCTAACCAAACCAATACCTGAAAGGGTTTCTTCATGTTACCCATGAAACCATAGGTAGTAGAAGATTCTTCTATATCATTTATTCTAGAACTATCTACCTTTAAAACTTCAGTAAGGATAGTTCTCACATGAGTACTAATACTTTGAATTTCAAATCTATTACTACACCTACTAATTTCATTATTAAAACATTCCTTAGTCTTACAAACTAATGTAAAAGTCTCACTAGTTTCATCCTGTATCAAATCCCTAACAGCAGCAACATAAAGAGGAGGTGTCTTTGACTCTCCATCAAATGACAAATCCCCATACTCAGTACCAAGGATAAGATCAAGTCTCTCAAATCCCCGTATAGGTATCGCACTATAAGCACCAGCAGTAGTATTAAGTTTAATATAAGCAGTTACATTAGGTGATAAGATATCCTCAAAATAATCAACAGTAACAATACCTTCCTCAATTCGGAAAGCCTTCCTATTACCAGACTCATCCAAAGAAGTCTTTGGAGGATTAGATCCCTTACATGGAGTAAGAGCTGCCTTCTTTATTGTAATATTCTGTAGAGATGACATGTTATCCTGTGTATCCTAATTTAGTTAAAAAGAGATCTGACATTTGAACTCCTCCACCACCCATAATTACCATTTGAGGGCCTCCTCCTTGGTTGCCACCACTAACCACAACAGCATTCCCTTTTCGATCTGGTGGAGCCTGTGAAATAAGGTATGTATTGTTATTTACCAAACGACGTTTGGTCTTATTATAAAAAGGATACTCCTCTGGAACAGACTGAGCAACTTGAATTGGAACAACTCCACTCTTTTGTAATGTAGTTGAAACATCAGCAGGAGGTAGGGAGGAATGAGGTGGATGAGGAGGACCAGCCTTAGAATCTGTAGTCAAATGACCAACCCAAGTATGACCAGTTCCAGGCAAAATACCACTAACACCCTCATTACCACCATAAGCGTTGACATCAGTTAAAGCAACTGGAACCTTAGTACCTTCTGGTACAAATATATCTACTGATCTACCATCACCACTGTGTGAATGTTGTTGAATACCTAATTTTATTAACTCAGTAATCTGTTCTTTACTCATTCCTTTTTCAAATTTCTGACCACCAGCTAATTCTGTTGGTACATCTTGTGCTACTAACTTCTCTACTATAGGGATAACATCTTTTATAAGATCATTAACAGTACCACTATTAGTTTGGAAATGTCCATGAACCCATCCAGCAGCATTGCTTATGCGTCCAGTTGATCCAAATGTCGAACCACCACCAGTACCCTGAGCTAAAAGACCACCCATACCACCAGTAGAAGCTAGCAATGTCTCATCATTAGAAGGAAAAACAGAACTTGTTGGTTTAAACGATCCATATCCAACTCTATCACCTATATTAATTTTATTTCCATCACGATCATAATTATCTTCATCGTGTTTTTTATTAGGATTATTTGATCTTTTGTGGAGGGCCTCCACATCCGTATAATTTAATTTAATCTTAGAGAAGTTCTCTTCATCAAGAGCCCCATCAGCACGAGGGAACCCATCTTTATCAACTGTTCTTTCAGGTTCATTCTTTTTATCAAAATCAAACCAATTAAATGTAAGAGCATCTAAAGTACCACCAGTAATTCTTTTAGTTCCTTCCAGCATATCTCTAGCTCTGTCACCAGACCATTCCCAGAAAGATGGGCCCATTGCTCTCATTAATAACCCACTATCGACAAGTTGTTCTAGTTCTTTTGATAACTTATAGAACTTATCAACATCCAATTTCTCCTTCTTTGTTATACTATCATCCTCCTTCTTCATTAAACCACCAGTAAGAGACTTAGGCTGATTTGACTTAACACTTGCAAGATTCTTTACAGTCTTATCAATATTACTCTTTCTCTGTTCTGCAACATCATCAAAAGTTTTCTGTCCCTCCTCAGCTTTCTTCTTCTCAGCACTGAGTTCCTTCTTCATCTTATTCTTATCACCACCATATTGTTCTTGCAATACAGTCTCAGTTGTTCCTTTCTCTTCTGTTGGAGGAGCAAAAGCTAATGCTCCCATAGTAAGTAATGCACTACCAGCAGATATAGGTAACATTTTATCCATGAAACCACCACCAAATCCAGAAGAACCAGATCCTTTAGCACCTTGAAGTCTATCAAGACTCTTAATAAATGCTTTGGCTTTAAAAAAAGTAACAGGTTCTGGTAACTTTACCTTAGAGAAATCAGCTACCTTACCAGTAATAAACTTATTAAAGTCCTTTATACGATTGTCAGCCTTTTTGACAGTCTTCTTAACCTTCTTTGTAACCTTATCGACAGAAATACCAGGCTTCATAATGCATCCACAATGTTATACGTATTTTTGCTATACATGATAGCAATATTATTATTATCAAATGGTAGTAAGAATGGAACTCTAGAAGAATTAGAAGTATCTTGAGTTGATGCTATTGGTTGAGTTCCTTGTCTAGCAGCTTTATTAGGATCAGTTCCGAGAGGAACAGGAATTATATTCTCATTCGTCTCTACATCTGTAGATGCATCTGCTTGTTGAGACACTCCAAGAGAATTATCCTTTCTTATATTAGAGTCACCTTTAGAAGGTTCTACTTTTGTTTGATTCTCTTTATCAGCATTCCAAGTATCACCAGTCAATCCATCGAAAATCTTAGCCATCACTTTCATAACACCTTTTGGTTTCTCTCCTTCAGGTGTTTCTATATTAGTATTCTTCTTATCAAAATCAAAAGCATTAAATGTAAAGAGATCTCCTATACCTCTTATCACACTTGATATCCCCGTATGACCAGATTCGCCACGCTTACCTTTCATTCCTTCCTTACCATCAGTACCATCCTCTTTGGCAGGTTTAGTACTTAATACATTAGATGTTGTAAGGGGAGTTGATTGTTGAACAGTACTTTCACCTGTACCATCCCCATCACCATGATCAGCAACCTTTACACCACTTCCAGTTGTCTCAGGAATTACTTTTTCTTTTGTAGTAACAGTACTATCTGGTTCTTGATAGGGTATTACCTGTAATTTCTGTACTGGGGCCGCAGATGTCTCATCTTCCCTTGGTAGGATAACATCTAATTCTGCTGGTGCCTCGCCTGGTATTAAGGCTGTCTGTGTTGTACCTGCTAAACTCTTCGGTTTTTCTTGTTCTTCTCCATTTTCAGGTTTTACTTCTTCTTCTTCTGGATCCTTCCCTTTAGCAGCTTTCTTTACCTGATCTTCAAAATTCCAAATAGTTTCCTGAAGAGTCTTAACTGCTTTATTAAATTTCTTTATTTCCTTCTTGTTTAATAATTCTGTACCTTCTACTGGTTCTATTGGTGTAACCTTACTTCCTGGCTTAACCTTTTGTGATTCTCTACCTTTCTTCAGTAATTTACTAACACCCCAAGTTGTCAAAGCAATTAACCCAAGAGTTGCAGCACCCTTGAGAATATTCTGAATTAAACCACCTTTCTTCTTCTTAGGTTCCTTAGCACTCTGAGTCTTAGGAGATAAATTTATTTTAGTAAGTTTCTTGAGAAGACTGACAAATATCTTCTTAGCCTTGTCAATAAACTTAAATATCTCTTGAAGTGGTTTCTTAAGAGATTGCAAACTCTTTGCGAATGCTTCTAACTGACCCAGACCACCTTTAAAGATCTTAGCCAACATGGCTCTGGGATCAAATGGTTGTACTGCTTTGGAAACCTTCTTAACTATTTTTGGTTGGAGTCTAGTAATCTGACTCTTAACTATCTTACGTACTTTAGTAACAGTTACTGGAGTACCATCATCCTCTGGAAGTTGTAACTTCTTAATGGATCCCTTAAGTACCGAATCCGCTCCTTTAACTTTTCCTTCAGTCTTAGGAGAACCCTTTGATGAAGAAATCTTTCTGTTAAGTATAGGTGAAGCTACTACCATCTATTGAGCCTGATTTGCTGCTTTTTGTTTGGCCTTTAAATTCTCTTCTTCAATGTGTTGCCTGAGCAACCCAACATAGATGTCCCGTTCCCACGAAACCATATTTTCAATTTCCGTCAGTGAATATTTATGGAACTGCATCAAAGCAAAGTTGATTCGGAAGTATGTCTCAAGATCTACATGAGCCATACTTAGGCGAAAAAATCAGAGAGTCCCTCCAATGTGACAGGATTATCCTTACCAGTCTTAGGATTGGTAACAACAATATCATGGGTAAGTTTAGGCATAGTCTCAAAGAAGTTTTCAATCTTCTTGAATTGCTCTGAAGTAAGAGATTCAAGCCATTCTACAAGTTCCTTCTTAGTACATTCTTTAGCAGCCCAAACATTATCATCACTATAAACCATATCAATAGAAGATGCAATAATCTGGAAAGACTTTTCAACCCCTCCATCATCTGGAGCACCAGCTCCTCGGATATCAGAATAGAGGAGCTGGTGCTCCACTCCATCATCAGAGAAATTATCATCTAAGAATTGATTCAAAGAAGGATACTTCATCTTAAGAGTATATCCCTCACCCAATTGGATCTCTTGACTATGATTAGGATCGGTTTTAACCTCAACCTCATCAATGTTAATAAAAGCTGGGACTTGGGTTTCACCATCATCACCACAGGTAACAACAATTTCAATCTGTTCTCCAACAGACTTACCACGAACATTCAAAAAGATATATTCAATATCAAAACTAGGAAGAGTATCAACTTTGATTCCTCTAGTAATGATACAGTCTTTTAATACCTGTTTGACTGCGTTGGAAATTTGTTTTGGGTTCTGTGATTCTAAGGCTAGAATTAGAATCTTCTCTTCTCTAACTAAAAACGGTCTAAACTTAATTGTCTTTCCTGTAGAAGGTAGAGTCAATTCATGTTGAGAAGTACTAATTTTTGGTAAAGGCATGATAAGTTATCAATTCATTCATATCTAAAGTTATTTAGAGGGTTTTTTAAGACTTTTATCCCTGTGCTCTATCACCTTTCTGTGTATATTCATCTTGTTTCGTAAAGAACTCACTCATGCTTGATTGACAATCAGGTGGTTCAGGGTACTTATATCCTTTCATCTTTCTCCATTTTCCATGCATTGCACCCATCATCCAGCTAGCTGCAAGACTCTTGGGACCATTCTCAAGCAGATCTAACTCATACTTGCTAGAGGTATAACCCTTATACTCTTCTCTCCAATTAGAATCGTCAAATGGTGGTTTGTTCATAGGTGTAAGTCTTTTTCCCAACTTTAGTGTGTCCATAGGGGCCAGTTTTATTTGGCCTTACTTGTCCGAGTTTAGAACCTTTATTAGAAACTCCAGTCGAGGTCTTTTTAGCTCTCTTGGCAGTAGGATGTAAAGTAGCTTTGCCTTTACCCTTCTTAGTGATTACTGAATCTTGGTTGTATTCTTTACCAAGACGTTTCATCCGTTTCTTAAAGGTCTTATACTTTTTCTTAGGAGCATTAACAACAACAGATGGTTCACTCACTGTTTTTTTGTTGCCTTTATCATCCTTTTCAGGATATTCTCCTTTAACTTCCTTATATCCATAGCCGTGACTACGGATCTTCTGACGTAACTCCTTGTTACTCTTTTTATTCTCCTTTTTTGACTTATCACCTCTTGTTGCAGTTAGAACTGCCGTGTTGCGACTCTTGGAATGAGAAACCACACGAGACATTCCACCCTCAGTAAGAGAGTTACATTCTAACACAAATTCGATGAAAGTCTTCATAGTACAGACACTTTGTAATGTGGCACAGTAATTATTTATGCCAGACGGTTCTCATTAGCAGTGTTACTGGTTGGTGCTCCAGATGATGGTGGGAGTGCTGATCTGGCAGATCCACTTAAAACAGTCTGACCATCATGAGTTGTACCTTGTGAATTAGCCCACGTACTATCACCTTTATTATTATCAGGTTGTACGATAACGTACCTATCATATTTGAAATTAACAGTAACTTGAAGGACCTGAGCATCCCCATAAGATAACTGAATACTATCAACACTTTCTGGGAAAGCATTAACAAACTGATATGATAGTGGATTTGGTCTCTCTGGTGGGGTCAATGGTGTTACAACTCCAGGCCTATTAATCATTTTACCCATATCACCCACCATCAATCCTTCATCCTTATTTCTTGCACCAGCCCCTATATTCCTTTCAAATTTAGTAACAGTAATATCTCTCTTATAACTATGTGGATACCTAAATCTATGAAATCCTTGTCTATCCTTCTGATTGGCATATCCAATTGGGTTACCTTGAACATTTCTCATACCACCATTAGCGGCATATACAGGATTAATAAAATTAATCCATTCTTGAAATAATCTAAGAACTTGATAATCAGCTGAAAGATAAAACTTTAAATTTAAATCAACATAAGCTCTTGACTGTGCAAAGAATTCAGTTACACCCTGTCTTGCTCCAGACTCTTCAATTGAAGCTAAATTAGTACCAGGCAAACTTGCTTCTGAACATAAAAAATCAAACCTCGCTGCAGTACTCTTATTGAATACTCCAGAAGTAACAAGCCAAGTGTTTAAATCTGTATTAGCACTACCATTATTCTTGTCAGATAGACCCAATGACACCTTAAATGTATTGGATAAAGCAGGAGACCCTAAAAAATTCTGAAACGATTGAGCCGCTATCCCTTCTCCACCACCATCATTGGTTATATTAGCGAGTAAGTTACTTTCTGCCATGTGATCTAAATAATGCCATGATCCCCACATACTATGTATATGGCTTATAAGGGAAAATATAAACCAAGACACACCAAAAAGTATAAAGGAGACCCAACCCAGATAATTTATAGATCACTCTGGGAAAGGAAATTCATGGAATACTGTGATCTGAATGAGAGTATAAGTCAGTGGCAATCAGAAGAATTCTGGATTCCATATAAGAGTCCTCTGGATAATAAGATGCATAGGTACTTCCCTGACTTCTTTATTAAATACAAGGACTCTAAAGGAAAGAAGAGATCAGTTGTAATAGAAGTCAAACCAAAGAAACAACTATTGATGCCCAAAAGAAATCCCAAGAAGAGAACAAAAGCCTGGGCATATGAAGTACAAACATATGTTGTCAATCAAGCAAAATGGGAAGCAGCAAAGGATTACTGTGATAATAGAAAGTATGAGTTCAAAATCATGACAGAGGATGACCTAGGGATATGATTGCTGAAACAATAAAAAAGAGAGCTGGTAAAAAGAACAAAAGTGGAGATTGGTATGTCTCTCAATTGGAAGATGAATTAGCTCCTCTACAAGATAAAAATATCAGTTTTGTTGATACTGGAGGGATAACTCTTGGTAGCATGTTCTTCTTCTCTTATGGTGCAAAATTTCCAGAAAGATATGAATTTTGGGATGTACAACCACTAGCAGTTGCACTCAGTTTTTATAAAGATGGATTCCTAGGTGCGAACTTACACTACATAAATCCCCAATATAGAGACGCAGTTGCAAGAAGCCTACTAAATAGTGGTAGCGAAGGTGCAACGACTGTACCTAAAAACACTTTGCACAAATACCTATACTCTGGTATAGGTAATCTATATCAAGTTCCTGATGGTGAAGATTGGGCGGAGATATCCCTTCTCCCGACTGAAAAATTTATGAATAACAAAGGAATGAAATATCCTAAACATAAAGCCTGGAACTGGAAAAAATAATGGCCGCCACTGGACCCCAAGAAGTATCAACCGCAGCAATTACCACTAATGGTAAGCCAGGTATTACAGCGATTAATTCCAATACTAATAAGGAACAAAATTATAAATTATACTATATCGGAGAAAGTAAATCAGCCGTTGTATTACCTGTAGATAATCAAACTCCTCCAAAACCGATAATCGGAGGTAAGCCAATATACACGAGTGGAGTATGGGATACCACACAGTTCAGTGGGATAGAATCAAGCGATCAAGCAGCAATACACAGTAAAATACAAACTGAAATAAGAAATCACACAACAACTACCAAACAAGATGTTCCACAATGGGCTTCTGTTGATAATCAAGGGTTTGATGTAACATCTACACAGACTCAAGTTGCTGCCGACACAGAAGATAATAAAGCTGGTGGAATCTTACAATTTATCCCTGATGCATGGAACTGGACTAAGAATGCCACTAGTAATTTTATTGAGGGATCTCAACGTAACTTGGATCTTGGTATTCAAGTTTGGACAGATGGCCCAGCTGCTCTTGTTTTTAATGCTGGTGTGCAAGGTGGAGGATATGATAATGCTAACGATATTTTATTCAAGAAAGTGATTACATACCCATCAGACTTGTCTAGTCAACAAGATGTGATGAAAATTGATTGTTATTCATATCAACCTCCATACGAAGCTTCTATGGCACAGAGCTTTGGTAAAAGTAATGGTAGTAATCTAGGATTGGGTCTTTCGAGACAATCTCCATACAGAAAGAAATTGGGTGCAGGAATTATACTACCAGTGCCAAATAATGTTTCAGATGCCAACTCTACCAGTTGGGTTGATGATAACATGTCAACCCTGTCAATGGGAGCAGCACAACATGTAAATGCTACCTTTAAAGGTAAGACAGCAACATTAGCTGCTGGAATGATGTTTGGTCAGGGTGGTATGAGACTTGCAGAAGGATTTAACAGATTAACTGGTCATGCTGCACTCTGGGGTAATATTGGTACAAAACAAGCAGGTCAAGGAGAACTAGGAGCTAACCTAATAAGTCAATTAACTGGGAAACTAGGATATGACATTACTCCAGAGACTATTCTAAGTAGAGCTGGTGGTGTAATTGCAAACGCCAATACTGAACTAATGTTCTCTGGAGTGAAATTAAGACAATTTGGATTCCAATGGAGAATGACTCCAAGGGATGAAATGGAAGCACATCAAATTAGAATGATAATTCGTGCATTTAAACAGTGGTCTGCTCCTAAAAAGATAATAAAATTACATTCAGGTGATAACGAAAAGGCTACTGCGGGGGCACCATCATATTTCCTAGGAACTCCAAACATCTTCAGACTTAGATACCTGACATCTGGTGGTAGAAACATACTTGGATTAAACAAATTCAAACCTTGTGCTTTAACTAGTATTCAAGTTCAATATACCCCAGATGGACAATGGAATGCTTATGAAGGTGGCCAACCAATATCTGTAATAATGGATCTCAGGTTTGCAGAACTAGAACCAATATATAATACTGATTATAGTGGTAATAATATTGCAGAGAATAGAGCATTTGATTCTAATGATCCCAACTCTTTAGGAGATCTAATGCCCATTAGTATTATTCAACAAAACAATCCAGCATCATCAGACGTAGGGTATTAAAATGTCTCTAGGATACTTTTCACATTTACCAAATATAAATTACGTTTCTAGAACTACTGATAGAAGTTCTAATGATGAATTTATTCCAGTAAAAAACCTCTTTAAAAGAGGAAGACTTCGTGAAGACTTATCATCAGTCTTCACGGCATTTAATGATTATGTAATTGCCGAAGATATGAGACCAGAACAGGTCGCAATGGAGATATATGGGGACCCTAGGTTAGATTGGGTAGTCTTAACCTGCAACAATATAATCAACGTTAGAGACGAATGGCCACTCAATACAGACAGTTTTAGAAAATTCTTATTGGACAAATATGGTTCTGATGAGAACATGGCAAAAATCCATCATTACGAAACCCAAGCATTTAATGATAACTATGCAAGAATCGTAATACCAGCAGGATTAAAAGTAGATTCCAACTTTGACTTCAACTTCATTTTATATAATAAAGAATACCAACAAGAACTAAGTTATAGTGGTGGTCTTGACAACACGTCTCTATCAAATACAACAAAGGTAGATGCACAGGGAAATGCAACAGATTCCTCTGGAAACGTTATAACAAATAATAATCTTAGAGCAGTATCATATCTGGAATACGAACAAGACATTGATAATGGAAAGAGAAGAATCAAGGTTTTGAAAAAAGATTATCTTGATACTGTATATAATGATATGAAGAATATATTCAAGTACAAGAAGTCCAGTCAATATAGGACTCCATTCCTAAAAGAAGCACATAACCCAAGACTTAGCGGGTCATAAAAAAAGAGCCCCCATCGGGGCCCCAATATTCTGGTTCTCTCGGATCGATCCGTGGATCCCACCAAAAGAAACCAAGCTGATGCAATCTAACATGCATCAGCGGTTTTTTTAGCTCCATAGGCTACTCTTCCGCTAACTGCTGGAAGTATTTAAGCGCATCGTCTTCTTCATCTGTATTAGATGTTGCAGCAACAGGAACTTTACTTAGTTCATCATCTGTTGCAACAGGAGCCGCAACCTCACGATGATTGTCTTCATCAGCAACCTCTGGATCCTGATAACGTAATGAACCAGTTGGTAGTTTAGAACCAAGAACTGTGTCAAGACGCTTCTTAAGAGCATCATACTCTTTGAACTGATCAGGAGCAACGAATTCACTTAGGTCATTAACCTTATCGTAAATTCCTTCAAGTGCCTTATCATCATCTAGTAGTGCTTCTACCTTACCGAACTCTGAACTATCATAGTTCCAGAACCCTGCAACCTGTTTGATCTTCAACTTGAAGTTAGCACCTTTCCAGAAATCAAATGGATTGATTGGATCCTCATCCTCAAATTCTGGTTGCATTGAAGCAGTAATCTTATCAAAGATCTTCTTACCAAACTTGTAGATGAAGACTTTACCTTCATTCTCAGGATTGGAAGAATCCTTAACAACATATACATTTGCATAGTAAGAAAGCTTACGCTTCTGCTTACGTGCAATATCCTTATCTGATTCCCGACCACTGTTCCAGAGACTACGATTTAGTTCTCCAACAGGATCATCTTTACTTACTGTGGTCAAAGAATTCTCAATATACCAACCGCCTGGTCCTTGAAAAGCATGGCTCCAAACCTGAACCCAAGGAAGTTCCATATTAGCATGTTGAGGAAGGAACCTAACAACGGCATAACCGTTACCCGCCTTATCAACTGCTGGTTTCCAGAGTCGTTCGTCAGTATTATTGCCCCTCTCGTTGAGTTTCTCAACTTTCTTCATCAATCTCTCTGTGAGAGACCCCGAGCGGGATTGTTTTTTTAAGTCAGCAAATGACATTTAGTATTCTCCGTATTTTTGTATTTGGAAGTATTGACCGTATTAATTATACTAGTATTAGTCGTGTTTGTCAATCCTCAGATTGGAAATCTGATATTTGACCTTCTAACCTGTTTAATGTATCGGACAAGTGATCAAAGAAAGCATCAACGTTTTGATTGGGTTTTAATCCCAGAAATTCAGCAGACTTTAAAGCCTGTTCTCGCATCTCCTTTGCATCAGGATCATCCTTCTCAAGAGACAACCTGAACATAAAGTTCTTCTGTTTATCGACAAGTTTCCTCATCGTGTTAAGATGATGTTTGGTAAAAGGCGAATAAGGATCAAATCCCTGTTTTGCCATAATATCCATTAAATCCTCTTGAAGCTCTTGTATCTCGGCCATTGCGGCTCTGACTACTGGAGATTTAAAGAAATCACTCATGGTTAAAAATTAGCTTTCAACACTACTATTTATGTATTTTTCGACCCACATAGGTAGATATACCAAGGTAAGTGCGGCATTCCAAAAAGTAATAAAAAAGAATAAATGAAGTAGTCTGTTAGGTGAAAATATCAAACCCAACACAACAACAATCACCCACAGATAATCCAAAACTCTATGAAAGGCCTGCCACCCATCACCAAACTTCTCTATCAGTTTATCTCTCTGATGAGCAAAGAATGGTGATACGTGTCTCATGATAACGAACCCCTCATTGAGGAACATTATTGTGAAACCTATCCAGAATATCATAAAGGTAATTTAGATCTTGATGTTCTCTTAAGATAGTTTAGTTCAGTTGCTTGAGCTTTTAACTTCTCCTTAAGAGGTTTGGTAATTAACTTACCTACTGACTCGAATTCTATATTCTTATCTTCACAATAACTAATTATTGCTTCAATATAATTTAGATTAGACTTCTGTACAAGTGTCTCGATGTCACTAGTAAATTTGTTCTGACAAAGAAACTTTTCTTTGAGCAGTTCGTTAACGTCTTTCGCCATACTCTCCGAGTTTACATGTGACAAATTCTTCGACATATTCTGTAAGAAGTTTAATATAGTCACGTTTGTTCGACTTTTCATAGACTTTCACCTTGCCATCATCGGCAACCATAAGGGTAACAATTTTTTTAACAGATATGCCTGTCATCTCAAAATACATGCAAGCATAAGCGGTTTCTTGTACAAAGTACTGTTGAATCCACTTCTCTGGTTTTATCTTTTTTGAAGTCTTAAAATCTATAATGGCTAATTCACCATTATATTCTGCAATACAATCAACCCTTCCAGCTATACCGAAATACTCACTATATAGTGGTTTTTCTAAAGCGTGAATATTATTTATATTGTCTAAAGAATCCTTTGCTGCAAGGAATAATGCTTTAGTTGTAGGCAGAACATCTAACTTATCAATATCCTCATTTAGAAGATATTTTTCTACCAAATCGTGGAATCTAGTTCCCCTATCAGTAGAGACTTTTGTTATCTGATTTGCGACTTCTTCACCGACCTTCTTACGCCAATTCATAAAGATTTGACGATTATAGAAACTCGTTATCGATGTAATAGATGGGGCTTTCTTCCCACTGGGAAGGGTATAATACCTCACTCCATCAATTTGATTAGCTTCTAACTCAAAGTCACCAAGTTTATTTAAATGAACAAACGTCATAAAGAAAGAGCGAGTTTAGTAACCAAATAGTTTCTTACTAAACCAGATCGAACAATATCATCAAGACCAAATTCAACAACACCGAAATCATCTTCCATGATCTCAATGATACGTTTAAAGTCTAGGATTCCATTCTTCTCATTGGATTTAGTGAGATCTGTTTGTGTAGAGTCACCGCAAAATACTATTTTACAGTTATCTCCTACTCTTGTTATTATACTATCTAACTCGTGAAAGTTCAAGTTTTGCATTTCATCAACAAGAACAATGCAATTATCAAGTGTTGTTCCTCTAATAAATGAAGTACTCCAGAAGGAAATAGTCTCCTGTGTTTTAAGATTTCCATAGAGCATCTCGAAATCTGCATCTGTAGGCATCTCAAACATGTACTTCACCATGTTTTTGTAAGGTATCTGATAAAGTGAGGACTTGTCTTCATGATCGCCAGGAAGAAAGCCAATTTCACGGGTACTAACAAGAGACCTAACAATATAAATTTTTTCGTAAGGCGTAGTTTCATTTAGAACGTCCTTAAGGGCCAGATATAGACTGATAAATGTCTTACCAGTTCCAGCAGCTCCATAGGCAAAAAGATTCTTACCTTTGGCATAATAATCAAATAAAATCTTCTGATTATCAGTAATTGGTTCTACAGGAACCAACATACCATCATTAATAGGTTTCTTGCGACGCATTTGTTTCGCAGTCATTCCCACTCCAATAGGATCAGAGTTACTTGATGCTCTTTTCCGTCTTGCCATTATCCGTTCCTAGTATTGATGCCACGACCTGCAAGTCTTCCTTGAATACCAGCAGACTTCTCCGCTTTCTTCAAGACCTCAGACCAGCCAGGATTCTTATTGTGAAGTTTATCTCTCCACTCACCAACTTCTCCAACGCCTGGACATGTACTAGGGTCAGAGAAGTCACGAGTCCAATTGGGATTGTCTTCCTTCCACTGATCCCAAGCATGAACACTCATAATAACTTCCTTTGTCTCACCAGTTTCCGTATTTTTTACAGGATAAGTAGCCATTAATCTTCATCCTCAACGGTTATCCATTCCAAAGCTTCCGACACTATTGGAAATGTTTCGACAAAAACATCTCTACATGATTCTGCAATCTGCATATGTTCTTTCTGTGTTCCATGTGCAGAACGTAAATTTATATAGTGTATCCAAGAACGACAAGATCCAGTCATATAGATCTTAGTGGGAGTACAAAGGGGAAGTACCATTCTAGCGCACTCCTTTGCCACACCAATCTCTAACATCTGACCATATAAGTTAGTAGCAGAACTGAACAAAGTCTTCATCTGTCTTTCTAACTTATCCACAATTTCAGGATCCAAATCATCAATAGAGTTCTGACGATTCTTCACATCTTGTCTTCTAAGTTCTGGTAATTCAATCTTACCTAAGTCACTAGTACTAGCATACCTTTGAGAAAACTCTTGGAATGTAAAAGATCTATGACGTAGTATCTGTGCAGCAATCGCACGAGTTGTCTCAATCTCTAGTGTCATAGAGGATTGTTCAAAAACTGACCAATGATTATGTTTGATGCAGTATCTAAGTAATCCAGCAAATTTATCATTCTCTTGATTAGACGGATTAGAAACTCTGGCAATATACGCCATCAGTTTTTCCGCATCAGGAGTTACTGATACCAATTGTACATTTTTTGCCATACAGTTAGTCGGTGTATCCGTCATCGTCGTCGCATGAGTCATAATGTGGTTCTTTTAATTGAGTCCGAATCTTGGTGGTATATGCATCCACATCAGAATATACTTCCGATTCTAACACATTTACCAGAGATTTCAAGTTTTTGACAACGGCTTTAAGTTTTTCCTTTTCCATTACTAGATATAGTAGTTGAAGTTTATTAACACCCTTTTGGCTGTATCAGTGGAAGTTACTCCACGATGCTTTTCATTTGAATCAAATGTAAGCATACGGTTTTCAACACTGTCAAATTTCATACCATTTTCAAATTCCGTGTATCCATTATTGGTATTAATATAATAGATGGAAGTTATACAGTCGTCAACATCCGAATGAAACGCATGTCCAACAGGCTGAGGTGTTTTCATATTTAGATTAGCTTTACTCCTAACAAATGCCGTTGCATCGAATTTCTGGAATACAGGATCCAAGAGCTCCCAACATCGGCTAACAGGTGCATAATCCAAATATAAACCATGAACAAACTGGAAATGTCCATCCCCAGGCATCACAACACCATCTATACAATTCCAAGGAATCTCCATACCCATAAAGACATCCTGAATATCTCTAAATTGGTTAGGAGGAAGGAAATTCTCAGTTATTTTATATTTCACCGTGTTCTTCTGCCTCTTTCAATAACCCAGATACCAACTTCTCAGTATCATCCATTGTTTTCACAGCAAATATTGAAGACTTCATATACTTCTTCAACCTCTTGTACTTTTTAAGTACCTTCTTATATTCTTCTTGATTGATATTAACATTACCCTGTTTAGGGGTTGGTGTCGATTCCTGTACTGGTTCTTCCTGTACAGGTTCTTGTTCTTCAGTCATTGAGTCACCTTCTTAACAGTAAGTTCGATGGAATCATCATCCATCTCCCATTCCTCATCAACTACATATCCATTCTCAGAGATAGTTTCGTAAATAACCTCTCTTGCATCCTGTTGTGATACACTAGATCTAAAGACCTCTTTTCCAGATTGGTCTTCAATTGTACCATTGGGGTATATGTGAAATTTCTGCATCACTTTTCCTCCTCATCCTTGGGTTTCCTCTTTCTGGTCTTTCTCTCTGGTGGTGTAGGTTCCGCCTTCTTTATCATGGAAGATTTCCATAACTTAGGATTGACTTGACCATCTGACTGTTTCCAAGCTACGACATTTTTATACTTGTCATAGTAATAATCAAACATCTCAGTTGTACTATCACCTAAAGCAATATCGTAACAAGTTTTATCCTCATTACGATATTCAACGAGATATGCAGTATAAGGAAGTTTTTTATCCTTTGCTAACTCTGGATCACAGTTTTCGTGAATTACGTTCAACTTCTATTCCCCCAAGTAATCTCTGGAAATGCTTCGGAAACCAATTCTCTATCAATCTTATACTTTGATGATAGTTGTTTATCTTTTACAAGAATAAGAATATCTGCCTCTTCTTTATGGAGAGTCTCAAGTAAATTAATAAACATACTTTCTCTCTTTATTTTGTTAAGTTGGTCATCACCACCTTTCACAAAACGATAAAACTGTCTTCCACCAGTACGAATAGTAGTTCTCTGAGGCAACCCCTTCTTAGGATCCGCCTGTTGATCACCATCTACTGGTTGATATGGAACAGGTCCGTCTGGAAGCATAGAAACGACACTTTCATCAAAATTCCAGATGAACATCATTTTCATACCATCATTATTACAATGTGTTCTAATGAGATCTACCTTTTTGGACCTAACTCTCTCAGAACCAACTGCGTCTAAGATCTCATTAACCAAAGGATTAGGTGGCAATTCCCGTTTTTTAACTGCCACTGTCCTTGGTTTAGATGGAGTTGCTGCAGCTTTCGCTGCAGGCTTGCGTGTAGTTGTTGTCTTCTTACGAGCTGTGGATTTACTCTTCCTCGGTGTCGGTGTCTTCTTCGCTGTCGTCATAGTTGTTTTCAAATCGAAGTGCTAAAATCTCATCAGGGATTAAATTACCATTTTCATCAAACATTTCGGGGTGAGTTGCATAAGCAACTTGTTGATTTGCTTGTTGAAAAAGAATGTTTTGTTGGGCTAACCATCCTATTATACCACCAATCATCAAAAATGTCACGCACAATAGGGTCATTATAACAAGTGCTGTAGCTTCCATAGCTCCTCTCCGTGGTTAGTTCTTTTTCTTTATGTCTAGAGAGAGATCAATTTCTCTGTTAAAGAGACTAAACCTCATCTCAAAGGTCTTCTTCGGTTCTGGTTTCTTAGGATCTCCTTTTAGTAAAAGTTCAACGCCCTTATTTATGTCAATATCTCCAAGTGACACGTTAAATTACCCGATGTTCTTTAAGGTATCTAATAGCTTTCTGGGCATCACCAATGTGTTTTCCAGCTAACTCTACCTGTGGAAAGGATTTTGAATTTGGGAACTTCGTCTCAAACTCTTCTTCAGTATAATCAACGCCAACTAACAAATATTCATAATCTTTTCCTACCATATCAAAAACCATTTGAAGTTTAGTACAAACGGCACATCCTTCTTTCCCATAAATTGTAAACATAGTTCTATTGCGTTCTGGTATAGGTTCAACGACTTCAACAGTTTCCCATTGATGTCTATAGACGATTAATCCCGTCAAAGTTTCTTCACTAATACAAACGGTAAAATACTCAGGCAATAAGCAAAGTATTCTACCTTCAGTATAAGATCCACCACAGTCAGGAACTCGTACTACTGTGTCGTGTCTGACTTTTTTGGTCTTCGCAGAATCTAAGAAAACTACTTTCGAGTCCTTCGGTTGTCTTGTTGCCCTGCGATACCCAGACATGGCAGAATTCGTAGACGGATCGTACATAATCTAAGGTAAGGTAGGGTTTAAGAGTCAAAAACGATTCCTGACGTAATAACATACGTTCGTCACTATATCTCCAATCTTCACAAGTCATCTTCTTCTCGAGCCTTGATAAATTGATCCATGTGATCAATGAGTTGATCCGCATCAATTAAATTATTAATACTCGAAACCATCTGAGCGATTTCTCTTGCTACAAATGCCCTTTCGGACCTAGCAGCAAATGCAAGTGCGTTTCTTAAACATTCTTCCGCATCTTTCAATGATTCCTCTACTTGAGTTGAGAGTGACATTTTAACCTCCAACGGTATCTATTTGAGTTAGATTATCAGAAATAGAATTCCAATCATCTTGAAATAACTGCAAACCCTTCTCTGTAAGAATATGATTATACATCTTATCAAAGATTGTTGCAGGCATTGTTACAACTTCCGCTCCAACCCTAAAGGTATCGGAAACACTCCTAACGTCCCTCACAGAGGCACCCAGAATGTTGGTTCTAACAAGGTGTTCTTTGTATATATCAGAGATGCTCTTTACTAAATCTAACCCACTAAATGAATTGTCATCCACCCTACCTAAGAATGGTGAAACGTAGGTGGCATCTGCCTTTGCAGCAAGAATTGCCTGTGCTGCAGAGAATACTAAAGTTACATTAGTAGTAAATCCCTCCCCAACAAGAGCCTTACAAGCTTTGAGTCCTTCGACTGTACAAGGAACCTTAATAGTTACATTAGACATTCCCTTGAATACTTGTGCCTGATCAATCATATCAGGAGCCGTATCTGCGACTACCTCAGCAGAAATAGACTCAAAGTGTGGAAACTGATTAGATATCTCTCTAACCACCTCCACTGGATCTCCACCACTTTTACGTATAAGTGTGGGGTTTGTTGTCACACCATCAATAAGACCCGTAGAGTCACGACTGGCGATCTCTGCAATGTGGGCGGTGTCCAAAAAGATTTTCATAATTAATCTGGTTTCTTGATTTTTTTGTTTTGTCTTTTAATCAACTTTGCATATTTTACATCAGAATCTGTATAATATTCTGGATGTTTCTTTGCGATTTTAATCAGTCTCTTTGCTGTCTTTCTAAGATCTTTTCTAGTCTCGTCCGTTGCCAATACGTATCCTCCCTGTTATGAACCTTAATATTTAACATTTCGGATAGGTTGAAATACTCTCTAGGAGTATCAGGCATGGATTCTCTAAGTTTCTGAACTAATAACAATTGTCTTTCTAGTTTAGACATTTGATCTCCGTAATGTATGTAAATACCTCAAAACATCTTCTCTTATTTCTAATAACTCATTATAACACTTTTGGTTATGAGCACAAGCACGAAGTCTATTATCGGGTTTATGAACTGATTCAATAAAGATATCAAGTCCCCGATTATACTTCTCCGACTTAGTTTCCGTATCTACATCTATAGAGTTTTGATCCATTTTAATTATCGAATTTGTTTGTACCAGTGACCATTTTGATCTTTTCGATCTCCATCCACTGATTTTCGACTTCTCCTGCTATATACATGACTTTCTGATCCGTAATATCCCTCTGTTCCAACAAATAAGCTATAGTGTCGGCTAGAGATTGTCTATTACCCTCACCATCTTTAAGATAGATTGAGTAAGTAGTACGAAATTTCCTAACTAGATGTATTCTTAATACAACATATAGTATTAAGTTACTAATTAGGATCAATAAGAAAGTCATCTATATCTCTCAGATACAGTCATTTCCCTAACAAAATCCCTAAAAAAACTTTTAAGAATTAGGAAAAGACCTTTCACTGCATTACCTTGAATCTCATCAAACAAATGCATGTTCAACCTAAAAGCAAAGTTAGCTTCGGTAACAATAGCATTTGCCTGTGACTCATCAATTGGTAAATTATCCAGAGCAGAACGATACTTGGTCTTAAAAGATTTCTTGTCTGGGATAGTTGGAAACTCATAAAAGTCCAATCCACCATCATCAAGAACTAAAACCCTTTCTGCAATGCCCTTAAGAATCTGACCGCCAGATAGATCTCCAAGATACCTAGTGTAATGATGACCCACAAGAAGATATGGTGTATCATGTGCTACTTCTTTGATTCGATTAACATAGTTCTGAGTAGCCTCAGAAGGATAAATGTTCTCTCTCCAATCAGCGCCCCAAAAATACTCACAATCTTTAACAAGTGCATCATGACGTTTTAAGTCCTCAAATGCAAGAGGTCCTATTGTTGGATCCTCTTCCTTTAACCTATCAATCTCAGTTTCTAACGCATGATATACGAAATAGAAATTTGCAATTAATTGACGGTAACTATCTTTATCAAGAACACCTTTAAGAAAACCCTTAATGAATTTAGTGTTTTCAGCTGCGCTATGTGATTCTTTAGTACCGTCTTTTAATCTTTTTGCAAAATCAGTTACTGCCATATCCATTAAGGAATAATGTTATTATTGTACATCAAAATCATCAGTTTGTAAAGCTGGGAAAAAGTGATATTCATTATCCCACCTCAATCCTGAGTTGTTTAATTCGTGTTTCGTAACATTCTCGCCCTTCCAATTCTCTAAGGTTTCAAGAATGTCTGTTAGTTTATGTAATTTTTTTGTTGTGTCATCATTGGATGAATACCCAAGTGCTTTCCGTAAATGCTTCTGGGCTTCATCAAGATGAAATTTTGATACTGTGTTCATATTCTCCTAAGTAATCTACAAATAGAATGCCATCCAAATGATCAATCTCATGTTGAACTACCCTTGCAGGTAGATCTTTAAGTTTCCAATGTTTGAACTTTCCAGATCTGTCTTGAAATTTAACTCTGATCTCTTTGGGTCTTGAAACTTCCCCATGTTCATCAGGAACACTCAAACAAGCCTCATCAAATAAACATTCCTCTTTACTCTTCCAAGTTATCCTTGGATTAATCATCATATAAGCTTCTCCTTCCTGATCAATAGTGATAACTCTTTTGTTAATCCCTATTTGTGGAGCAGCTAAACCAATGCCTTCATATTTATACATGGCATCGGACATTTTATCATATAATTGGTTAATAGTATCGTCCACTACAGGAATCTCAGTGGATACTACTCTAAGAACTTCATCTCCTATTATTCTAATTTCATCTGTCATCTTCTACCTATAACTACATCCCCACCACCATCATCTTCATCATCTTCTTCATCATCCCAAGGATCTTCTACTTGACCACTATTCATACGATCCTGTAGGGATTTGTATAGTGGATCTTGAGGTTCTGTTGTTGGTGTTGGTCTATTAAAATTGACAACTAAAAGTTCATCTCCAGTCTTAACCTCTGCCATTTCTGGATGGGGTGGTTTAGTAACCGTTCTCTTCTCCTCAGTCAATACCTTATTAAGATGAGTATCATCAGCTGCTACCCACCCCTTAGACATCAACCTTACTGCAAATACAAATAGTATTACCCAAGTTAATATAAAAATTACCGTCATTTATCCTCCTCTGCGGGATGATTAAGAATGTAGAACCACACAACAAACAATATGATGATAACAAACATCCTAATTGAACTTGGTGAGGTATC